TTTGCCTACGACGTTCCCGTTGATATCGCGGAGGGTGACGGGAAACGGCGCTCCTGATGCTTCGTACCGTTCGGCCAGTTCGCGAAGGATGCGGGCGACTTCTTGCCCGCTCGCGCCGTCTTCGAAGGCTGCATTATTGGTCAGGATATTGATGCGGACCATTACCGTGTCCTTTCGGTTTGGCGCATGAACGGCGCTCCGCTGTAGATATGACGCTCCGCTGATTCAGTTCCATTGAGCGCCATATTCACCAGCATAAGCCGGAACGCGAGCGCGTCTGCTTCATGCGCGAAGTATGCGATATTGCCGGAGGTGTTGCTTACCGCGTGCCAGCCTTTCGGGCAGTGCCGGTCTTCGCTGTGCGCGTCATGACCTACCTGGATTGCGTCCAGGGCGTCAGTGAGGCTTATCATGCTATCGCACCCTTTCGATTTTGCGCACTGACGCATAGCTGGCGTTGCAAGCGCAACCGCCAAGCGAACGGCGCGTCAGCACCTCAATGTGGATCGGTCGCCAGCCGGTCGACCGGCCGACGATGAAGCGGCGCGGCTTTGCTTCGGGCGTGTCGCGTACTTCAACCCGCCAGCCTTCAAGGCCAAGCAACTCCCTGGTCAAGCCTGAATTGTCGCGCAAGCGCTCGCGCTCGCCTGGAGTCAGCTTGTCCCATATATCGGACGTCATGCCATCAAGTGTCATTGGTTTGTTCCTTCCGTCTGTTTCCCTATATAGTGACGATATATGGAATTGTCAAGCGGTTTTCCAGGTCTCGTTTCCGAAAAAGTCCAGCCCGTTCTCTTCCTCGAAACCGTGCGGGAGGAACGGCCACATAACCCGTGGGTTAACGCCTTGTTTCCACGCCATGCGTACGAGTTCCCGCATACTTGCGACGGGCTTGCGTTGCAGGATTTCCCAGCCTAGCCGGTCGGTATCTATGAAAACGCCATACGTTGCGTGTTCCTGACTCCAGCCACGGCCATGCACTCTATGACGTTCGATCTCATGCACCTCGGCAGGTCGACCGTGCGCGCGGGCTTTATCGGCGAGCCGGTTCGCGGCGGCTTTCGCATAGGTGCAGGCGCTGTATCCCATTGTCCAGTAGTGATGCGCCGGGAACTCGGCATAAAGCGGCGGGCGTAGCGCCTCGCTGGCGGGCAGCGGGAGGCCAGCAGCGGCAACCCATAGCGCTTCCTCCGCGCCATCCAGTGCCTTCCGGCGCTCGCGGGAGAGGCTTTCCGCGGCATCGTCCCAAGGCTTGCGGAAAACCTGGCCCTCGGGATCAAGGGTATGCAGCGCCGCGCGCCAGTCCTTCGCCTTGCGTTTGGGATACAGGCTCCGATAGCCTGCGATGATTGCGGATTCAAAGGCCGATTGCAGATCGCTCATTTTTTGCTGATAGAGCGAGTCCAGGTAAGAACGCTCGCGCAATGCAGCCTGAAAGGTTCCGTAGTCCGGCGGGTTCATGGCGTCACCTTTTCGAAACGGATATTCGTTACGCCATCGGCCAGGCGTGGTAGCCGATCGCGTTCACAAAACAAATGGGCGTTGCGCCTATCGTCGACCCATCCGATTCCCTCGCGCCAATAGACGGTCGCGCCGTAGCAGGTCGCAGCAATGACGCTGTCATATGTGCGGTCGCAGGTCATGCCATGCGCTCCTCTTCCGTTAAACTGTGCGGGAGGAGAGGCGCGGCTTTGCGCAAGGCTTCCGCCTCGCTGCTTGCCGAGACATAGACCACGGTCCAGGGTTTTGGGTACCACCCGCAAGTGCCAAGCTGACCAGCCGGTCGCACGGCCCATTTGCCGGTTCGCAAATGCGTTGCGCTCATGTTCGGCGGGTTCGGCGGGTTCGGCGGGTTCTGTGCCATATCAAAAACTCCCGGTGAACTCGACATTAGGAATCATGACCGGTACAGCCTTGCGAGGCCCGCAATGCCAAACGAGACATTGCCCGCGTTGCGCCATTGCGGCGCACTTTATCGCGTCCTGTTCGCTGTATGCGTCAACAATGTAGTTTGCTTCCGCGCCCGCGACAGCATAGCGGCGGGCTTCCGCCTCGCGCGCCAATGTGGTGCGCTCCGCTTCATAGTGCGGTCGACCTATGTAAACCCGGTAATAGTGTCGTGCCATGTCAGGACTCCTTGAATATGCTTTGCGCGGGAGTTGCGTCGTTCTGGCGCAACAGATCCGCTACGATGCGGGCTGTATCGTCCGTGTTTTCGGGTTCGAACATACGCGCGCAATAGCGTTGTTCGTATGTGCGCATTGGGCGCTGCAAGTGACGGTCGACCGCAGCAATCCATTCTCGGGCGTTCATGTTGGGGTATCCTCTCGCAATTCAGGCTAGAGCGGTCGACCTGTTGACGGTCGACCGCTAGGGTCCAGACTGCGGCGGATTAAACGACGGCCCAAATTTCCCGCAATTTGCCGTGGCTTGCTGCGACATAGAGCGTCATGTTTCCATGATTGTTTACGTGCAACACTTCGCCACGATAATCAGGCGGTACGGCCGACGTATCGTCGACCTTCAAGCCGTCAAAATTGTCCTCGATTGAGTCGGCGCTGATCCAGTAACCAAAGTCCGATCCGTCACCTTCCGTTGTGCCAAAGTAGGCGTAGGGTGGCGCGAAGTCATTCAATGCATCTTGCAAATCGGAAACGAGTTCAGAAGCCCATTCTTCCTCGCGCGAGGTGGCGTTGACTATCGCATTTGCCTCGCGGATCAATTTGCGATGGGCTTTGCGCGGGAAGCGCTTTACCTGCCGCTTTAGCTGATAGTCGAGTTCCGTGGCGAACGCGTCAAGCAAGTCTTCGCTCCGGAGCGTGGCGTGCGACACTGTGCCAAATGACGCGTAACGAATTGAGTATGCCATCGTTTTTGCCCCTGTCCTGACGTTGCTTGACAATCCCTATATACTGACGCGATAGGGAATTGTCAAGCAACTACATTGCGGATTTATGTGAGTTCCGCACTTTCTTCGATGGGTTTATCGGAATCGGCGACTCTTCCGCCGCTATATGCTGAATCCGGCAATCCAGGTAGATTCCGGTCCAGGTAACCTAGCGCATTACCCCAACGATTCGCGGCCGCTAGGTCAGTTCCAAACACGCGGCGGGCGACCGCGTCAGCGAGTGAGTCCAGTTCTTTCAGCCACGGATCAGAACTATTATCCATCGTGGCCGTCATTGGCATTGTCACGTCGGCCCCACCATGAAAACGGGCGAGACGCCAGACGTAATAGGCGCGGCGGTTATCAGGACGCTTGCTCCGGAGACCTTTTCCGCCTCTCCCGCGGATTGCCTCGATGATCGCAGCAACGTCCGGCTTAGGGAACTCCCCCTTGCTGTCGCAAGCGTAGCACGGGTCGACCCGGCGTGCATAGTCTTTTGTGCGCCCTGTGGCAACTCCATTCGCATCACGCTCGTGATAGGTCCAGGCTTCCGTTATGCGCACTTTTGTACCCTTGCAAGCCGGGCAAACGCGCATTTCTGATACTTCCGTCATAGCTGTTGCCCTTTCGTTCATGGTTTCCACACTATAGTGTGGCACTTTAGCGCGTGAACTGGCGGATTATGTTGCGCGCGGTCTTATAGTCGCCACGCGTAACAACGTCCACCATACTCACAATCGTGAGTACGACCACCTCGGCAGGTGACAGGTCCGCCGGATCAGCACTCGCAAGTACATGATAGGCGTCTGTCGCGAGTGCGGGAGATACTCTTATCATGATAGTGTCCCTCTCTGCTTTCGTGCGATCTATGTATCGTCGCTACATAGCCTTGTCAAGCAAGCAGTAGAATATAGCTGATAACATTATTGTGAAACTTGGCCACAGGTCGATGATTGACAATTCCCTATATCGTCACTATATAGGGCATTGAGAGCGAACACCTAGTTGGCTACTGACCACAGGGCGGTACCCTTAGCTGATTCGCTCTCCCGCTTTCTCTAACCGGAGTGAAACAAGTGGGCAACGTAATAATCTTCCCGCGTAACAACGGCAAGCTGGGATGGCGCGGTACAGGAGAGCCGATTGCAGAAATGCCGACTCCCGCTGTCATAGACTGGATTAAGGAACGCGAACGCGTCAAGCGGGAGCGGGAGGATAGCGCAAGGCGATTGCCCACATACGCTCCGGTACCGGTCGACGATAAGCCGGACGTCTTCGAAGAGATCGAATGGTCTATGGTCTAGCGCTTTCCTGTTGACAATGCCCTATGCTGTCACTACATAGGGCATACGGAACGCCCTAGCAGAAAGGAACTCGGCAATGGCGACTCGTTGGTACTATCAAGGTGACGTCAATCTTGAATATGGCGGAATCTTTTTTGACTTTTCTGAATTGCGACATGGTTACGTTACCGCAGTGCGAGTCGAAGACCTGGACTCTGCGTGCGGATTTACGAGTGCCGTTATGATCGAAGAGTTGACCGTATCTATGCCAGACAAAGCGGATCAGTCCCACGCGCGCGAACAATCCGCACTGTCGGCCATTGGCGCAAGCTATTTGCCGAATGGTGACATTGACGATAATGGGCGCCGCACATACCGCAAGGGTACGCTCGCCCATAAAATGTGTCTTGCGTATGCGATGGTAGCTTATGGCCATTTTGACGTCGACCGCAGTGAGATCGTACAGCCGGACCGGACCGCGCCGACTCAATTCGAGTCCTGGACAGCAACGCGTATCAGGGTCGACGGACTCAAGGGATATGTGCGGCGCAATTTCCTGGGACTGCGCCGCTAATCCAGCTTGACAAGCGTATGCGCTGTCACTACATACCGGACTGCTACGCAACGCAGTCCGGAAAGGAACTCGGTTATGGCAATCAATTGCGCTAACGCAGTCTATGCGATTCCTGTCTCGCCCATGCTGTCTATTCATGCGACATACCGAGTCGCTGACAACGGACACGGATTCGTATCGTATGTTGTGTACACATTGGACGGACTAGAGATCAGCGAAGACGAATATTTTACGGTCCAGTGCAACGCGCTCAATGCTGAACTACTCGACTAGGCAATCCCGCACAGGCTAAGTCACCACAGGGCGCCCATTGGGCGCCCTAGTCGTATCTGGGACATGCCCTAGCAGGTCGACCGCACAGGGCCACCACAGGGCCACAGGGCCACCACAGGGCCACAGGGCCACCACAGGGCCACAGGGCCACCACAGGGCCACAGGGCCACAGGGCCACAGGGCCAGCCAGCCAGCCAGCCAGCCAGCCAGCCAGCACAGGGCCACAGGGCCACAGGGCCAGCATGGTCCAGGTCGACCGCTCGTGCTCGTGCTCGTGCTCGTGCTCGTGCTCGTGCTCGTGCTCGCGCGCCAGGCTGAAACAATACGTGATAGGCGCTGAAACAAACGCCGGCGCACTGAAACAATCAAGCGTCAGGCGCTCACGATTTATTTCAATGGCAGCTCGTATCGTTACGGGGGCGGGAGGTGGGGGCGCGGACGTTCGGGCGGCTTGAGGACCGGCCTACCCCCGCGCAAAAATACCACTCTGCTTTTACTATAGTTGCATAACAGTACGTATTCTGCTGAAACAGCCAATGCTGTTGCGCGCTACTCTGAAAACGTCCTTAGTTGCATAAACGACTGCTTCAGAAAAATACGCTGCAAGAACTATAATAGTTGCATATAACAGTCTAATAGTAACCCCCGCGACAACCCTCCCCTGCGGATACAACTATTTCGCTTGACAGCAGGCACAACACCGTTTACACGCATCCGGCGAAAGGGGAATTGTCATGCCGGACCAAGTTCCATTCAGCGACCTGCTGGCCGCCTACCACACCATATTCGACTGGATCGTCAACCACGGCGTTCCGGACAGCGAGCGTGTCAACGATGGGCTTTGCGTTACCAATGGCAGGTGGCGGGCGCATGCGGTGATGGAATCCCCGGCCGGGCGGTTCGGCTACATTCAGGGGCCCAACTTCATGTGCTACTATCGCCCGGATGCGCCGGACGGCTATCACTACGGCCAGAAGCTGGATCTCCGCGCGAAGACAACTCCGGAGCGTCTGCTTGGGCTCGCCCGAGACCTGTCCCAGTTCCCTAAGCCTGACGTTGCTGAACCGCCTCTACCTCCACTCCAGCCACCCCGGCCCCAGCCGGTCGACCCTGCCCGTCTTTGGGCTCTTGCCGACCGCGCGTCCAGACTGGAGCCCGGCGTCGCCACGCCCATCGTCCTCGGTGTCATTGACAAGGACTGCCGCGATCTGGACAGGGACATTACGGCGGCCCTGGCCGGGGTTCCGATCACCATCCCGGTCTCTATCGCAACGCTGTACGCACTGACCTGCGATCCACCGGAAGCGCCGCCTTACACCACCAGCCTGGACGCCGCGCGCTCCCTGGTGCCGCCGATGCACGACTGGGTCGTGGGTGACGTCAACGGCCATGTGGGCGGCACACCCTATGCGCAGGTGGGGCCCTACACGCGCTATGGTGCGACTCCCATCCTGTCGTTCGTCGCGGCGGCGCTGACCGCGATGGCCGAAATGCTGCGGGAAACGAGCCCGAAATCCAAAGGAAAACAAGCAGAGTGAAATACCAGCCAGAAACCACGGTCCGGCGTGACAAGCAGGACATGAGCATACCGGTCCGTCCGGCCTTCAATGAGGACCGGTGCGGTGTCTGCGGTGCGTTTGTGCTGCGGGGTTCGATCGAGCACCGCAACACCGAGGCGCGCTGCGGCAACTGCCGTGAACTGCGGGTGTGCATGGCGCTGGGCATCCGCTCGCCGCAGCGCATCGGCGGGGAGACGGTGGTAACGATCATCAAAGTCGATATGTAGCGTACGCTGGCCAAACGGCGGCAAAAGGCGTACGGTACACCAACAGCAGAGGGCACACGTACATGGGCAAGATGGATCCAAAGCGTGCGGAGGATTGCAGTCTTGGGCGCGGGCTTGGGCTGGCGCCTACGGACCGCGAGATGCTTGCTGGCGTGGACGGCAAGACTTACGCCGACACCGCCAATAGCGGCGAGGGTGGCGTCAAGGACGTGGCCTGGGCTCCGGACGGCACGGTCACTTACCTCCCCGGCAGCCACAATTTTACGATTGCCAATCTGACAGCCAAGGAATTGCTTGTCGCGCCGGACAACACTGCCGCTACGAAGGGGCCCAGGAGCGATCTGGTCCGCCGCGTCGGCGATGCGCTGGCCCGGAAGTGCCTGGACGTTTTCGGTGCGACCTGGAGCAACGACGTGCGCTGGGCTTTGGCCGAGGTTGCCATCGGCTGCTTCGATGAATCCAGCATAGTCACCGAATGCCTGCTGCATCGCACACGGGTGCAGGAACTGACGAACGCCCTGACTGCCGCCAGGAGTGCGCTGGAGGCATCGAAGCAGGAGAACGCCCATCTGCAAGCGGTGAACCACGGGCATTCCGCCGAGAACGACCGTTTGCGGGCGACCGTCGCCATCCTGTCGGAACGGCCGTCGAGAGAGGCCCGTGCGGCGCTGGAGGCGCTGACTGCCGCCAGGAGCGAACTGGAGGCGTCGAAGCAGGAAAACGACCGTATGCGAACGACCATCGCCACCCTGTCGGAGCGGCCGTCGAAAGAGGCCTATGCGGCGTTGGAGGCCGAGAACACCCGGTTGCAAATGCTGGCCGCAGCCCGCCGGGTGATGCGCGAGGACCGCGAGGTTCTTAGCGCGCTCGACGACGAGATGGCCGAGTACACGTACGAGGTGTTCACGGAGAACGCCTGCAACGCCCACGGCTATTCGAACCCACCGGACGCCGTGCATCGGGCTATCATCCCGGGACGTTTGGAGCATGAAGCACGCCTGTGTGCCTTTTTGCGGCCGCTCGATGTCCGGATCATCGCGGTCAAGGACTGCGGCGATGGCAATGCCGAGTTCCTGATCGAGGGCGATAGCCTGGACGGGGTGTCTCCTGACGATGTTCCGGTGCATCCGTGGCCGGAAGAGGCGATGGCGCTGACGGACTCATGGGCAAAAGCGATCGAAGCAAAACAGGAGAACTAAGTCATGCCGTTTACCGAGAAACAGCGGAAGCTGTTCAATGCGGCCGACCATGACCCGTCGATCGCCCGCGAGCACGGTATGTCCGGCCGCACGGCGCATCGCCTGGCGGACGAGTCGAACGATCTGAAGCGCGAGGGCAAAGAGAAAAAGCCCAAGGAAGCGGCCCTGCCCGATGGCTTCATCGACCTGTCGCACGTGTTCAAAGGACACTGGTGACCGAGGCGCTTTACCGGCTGACTGCCGATGGAGCCCGGCCGTTCTGCGCCGGGCTCGTCGCGCGGGATGACATAGTGGTCCAGGCGGCGCCGATCCTGCGGCAGTTCGAAGGGTGGCATGTCCAGGCTGTCCACACGCATTCGTTCACGCGCGGCTGGACGTTCGAAGCGGTGAGTTGGTGGCCCTCGTGCAAAAATACCACTCTGTTTTGTTAAGTCTTGCTGATCTGAACGTCTTGACACCGGCGCAGGTTTTGAGATTGCGCAGTCAGCGGATCACTATGGCGCTGAACGGCTATCCGCCGCCGGACTTCGACTCGAAAGAGCATTATGGAACTGACGAGGAGTGGCGTAGTTTCATGCTGGAAAGGCAGCCGATGACCGAGCACGATAAGCACGCCAGCCGCCTGTGCAGCGAGCTATCCGACAAGCAGTAGAACACGCTTACGGATCCCAAGAAAGCCGAGTGGCGGAAGAAAGCACAGGCCGAGTTCAAGTACCCCGACGGGTATGACTTCTGCGGCAACCGGATCGTCATGATGCCTTGGGATGATTTCTGACATGCCTGAACGCAAGATCGGACTGGCAACGTTTTACAACTCGGTGTTCGGCAAGCGCGGCTTCCAGCTTGCGCCGCATCACTACCCGATGGTGGCCGCGCTGGAGGACAGCCGCATCAATAACGTGCTGTTCATGCTGTGCGCGGGTGCCGGCAAGTCGGTGCTGCTGGATATCATCTATCCATCCTGGGAACTCGGCCACGATCCGAGCCTTAGCATCTTGTCGGTCAGCGCCGGTGAAAAGCTGCCGCAGACCTTCATGCTCGCTACCATGCAGGTCATCGCGGACGATCCGGCGTTCCGCCAGACGTTCCCCGATGTCTTCCCGGACAAGGGCGCCGGCTGGTCGCTCGACCGCGGGCTGTTCGTCACCGGGCACCATCCGGGCGACGAGAACCCGTCCTATTTCTGTGCCGGGCTCGCGTCGAAGGCGCTGACCGGCATCCACTGCCGGGTCGAGATATTCGACGACCTGCACGACGAGGAGAACGCCAGGACGCCCGAGGGCCGCGCCGAGGTGCTGGACCGCTACTACCGCACCTTGCTCGACCGGGCTGACCCCCGCGGCTGCCGCCGCGTCGCGGTGGGCCGCTGGTGGGCTGGAGACGACATTTACCAGGAATGGCGGAAGTCCGGCGACTGGGTGGTGATGGAACTGCCTGCCACCCGGAAAGGCGGCTCGAAGCGGCTGTGGTACGACGTCTATGTGCCGAAAGGCATGGAGTGCGTATTCACCGAGACCCTGGAGCCCGAGCCCGAACAGGATCCCACGTCGCTGTACGTGCATTACAAGGCCTACTACGCCGCGATCGACCAGACGGGTGCCGGTTTCTACTGGCCGGGCTCGCCGACCAAGCGGCGCAACTATGAGGTTGTGAAGCGCCGGCGGCCGCGGGTTGCGGCGATCAACTACGACGGCGACATGACCGGCGGCGGCACCGGGCTTCTGGCCGAGGAAGATTTCATTCCGTACGTGCCGCCTCCAGGCCTTGATATGGGGATCCAGGCGCCGGACGTACGGCGCTGGATCGCCGAGTTCCAGGGTGCCGAGATCGAAGAGGCCTGGGACACTGCACTTGGCCAGCCGCAGTCGAAGTCGCTGACTGTGGCGCTGACCGGGCTGCTGGTGCCGTGCAGCGAGTGGCACTGCGGCGAGGATCCGGACCTGGTGGGCCCCTGCGATTTCCACTGGGATGTCTGGCTGCTGGACCTGATGGCCAGGAACATCAATTTCAAAGAACTGGCGATGGCGCTGCGCTCCAGGCACGGCAAGTGGCACCCGCGCCGGGTGACGGTCGAAGAGAAGCAGTCGGGCGTCGGGCTGTTGCAGGTGTTCCGCGGCACCCACATCCCCGTCGTCGGGCAGAAGGTCGAGCAGGGCAAGGTCGAGCGCGCGACAAATCCGGTTCTGAAGCAGGACGACGGGCTGCCGATCCCCGGCGGCGGGGCGTCCATGGAGGGCTGGGTCAAGCTGCACCGGGTTCGCGTGCCGGGCGGCGCGGCGTGGCTGACAGGGCCCCACGGGGACGCGGCGGAAGGCTTCCTGAAGCGGGTCTGTTCCTTCGCTGGCGGCACCAAGGCGACTGACGAGTTCGACGCCCTGGTGCACCTCGTCACCCGGGCGATCTCCCGCGGGCGGCAGGTGGCGTACGTGCCGGGCTTCGGCCAAGCGGCTACCCCACTGCCGGTGCCGCTGCCGTTCGGCATGGAGGATCCGCGCACGGCGGCGATGGATGCCTTTCAGGGCATCGCCCAGACGGCCATCCAGCCGGACCTGGTGGTCTCGCCGTACGTCGGCATGTGCGGTGCTCCCTGCCACTATTACGGGGTGTGGGACAACGCCGAGCGGTGCCGCAAGCACCGGCGGGTGACCAGCGCCATGAACGGGTGTCCCGACTGGGCAAAGCACGGCAGCGTCGTCGAGGATCCGGCGCTCGCAGGCCTGTAAAGCCGCGTCTACTGCAACCATTTCGCAGGCTTGCGCTGTCTTTCCGGCATGTGTAGGGTATGACCCCGAAGCCGTACGGAGGGCGTCGGGATGAACCTATGGCGTGCAGTGAGGCGTCTGTGGGAGCGTCCCCGGCCGCCGTACGAGTACCGGCACTCGTCCGGCACCGTCGTCACCGTGGATAAGGACGGAGTCCTGCTTAACCCCGGGCCGACCGGTACCCTTGTCATCGCAGACAAAGATGGTGTTCGGACGGAACCGCTGGAGCGCGTGTACGGCGATGTCCCGTATCTGCCGCAGCGTGACGGCCTGAAGTCACCAGCGCCCATGCGCATGACCGGCGGCGACCGTGGCCCGGCGGCGGCGACCGTACTGAGGCTGACCGACGAGGAGTACGCCGAGATCATGCGGAAGGCTACACCGCAGTAGTTACGGAGGTTCTGATGGGCGCGAAGCCGAGGGGTCCGATCACGTACGTAAGCCCCAGCGGTGCAGACGTTTTTCCGTTTCGGGCGGTCATGGTCCTTTTTCGGAGGTTGTTCACCTGATGGGCGCGCTCACGCATTTCGATCTGAACGCACTGATTGCCAGGCACAGTGTCCTGCATTTCGTCGAGACCGGTACCGGTACCGGGGAAGGCCTCGGACATGCTGTCCGCTTTCACTTCCGGACTCTGCGCTCATGCGATGTCATGTCGATGCTGGCCGACCGGGTGGGCGTCACGTTCGTCTCGGACCGGCGGGTGACCGTGCTGGCGCAGGACAGCGCCAGCTTCCTGCACGACACGTGCGTGCTGATCCCGGATGACGAGCCGATCCTTTTCTGGCTGGACGCACATTTTCCCGGCGCGGATTACGGCCTGCACGGCTACGGCGACGAGGCGGACGATGCCCGGCGGCTGCCGCTGCTGACGGAACTGGAGATGATCGCCGAGAACCGTCCGGTTGGCAAAGACGTCATTCTGGTTGACGATTTGCGTATCTGGGTTGACGGCGCGTTCTCCAGCGGCAATTTGCCCGCGAATGTGCGGCCGTTCTGCCCGCGGTCGCGGGACGCGTCATTCTTCGGCCGGGTGTTCGGCGCGACGCATGACGTGCGGTTCGATTACGACAATGAGGGGTATGTCGCGCTCACGCCCAAGGAACTCGTCGATGCAGCTTAGCCGCCGTGGTTTTTTAACGGGTTCGGCTGCTTTGGCGGCACTGCTGGTCGCGCGCAGGCCTGGCCTGCCGGTGCCAGTGCAGCCGCAGATTTGCTTTCCGAAGGCGCCCGCAAGCTGGGGTACGGTGGCGGCGTTTGATGACTCTATCGACTACACGTACCTGTTGCCGATGACAAGAATCGAGATATTCGCGACAAACCTGTATATGCCGTTTGCCGCTATGTCGTCAGAGAGCGTGCAGGCCGAAAGGATTGTGGCATGATCGACTGCAACACGGTTTCCGTACGCGACGTCGAGCGCGAGATCGAAGCGTATCAGCGAGGTGTTGCTGCCTATCTTGCAAGCCGTTCAGTGGGTGAATGCTCTCCCTTCGACCAATCCCTTGTCACCGCCTATGTGCGAGGGTGGGAAGCAGGACAAAAGGCGGCGCGTAAGCCGAAACGGCTGAAGGTGAGTATCTACAACCACGCCAGTTGCTGTTACGAATGTCCGGTTTGCAGTTGCGGTGCGGTTCTGGACTGGCGTAACGAGGCACCCCTTCGCTGTACGGGCTGTAAAGAGCCGCTGCGATCAGCCGAAAGGTTAGGCGCATGACCCCGGGCGCATCGTATATCTCGGACGAGCCGTTCGACATCAACAAAGCTATTGGCGAGGACCACCCGACGGCGCGGTTTCCTGTGCCGAGTACCTACTATGACAGTTTCGTCGGCAGTGCCGATACCTACCTGATGGCGATGCGCGCCAGCATGGGCGACGTGGCGAAGGCGGTAGAGTCGAGCCTTCAGGAAGTCGCCAAGGCACTCGGGCTCGACGTGCCGCCGCAGGCCTACAGCTACGCCACCATGTCCTTCATGCCGGACCCGGCAAACGCAGGCCTGCTGCCGTGGCCTGGGATCCCGCCGGAGTCCCTGCGCAAGGTCGCCCGCGAGAACATCGCACCGCAACTCGTCACCCGGGCCAGGGTCGCCGATCTTGCACGCTATTCCGGCCTGTCGACCCAGTTATGGGAGCCGGGGTGGTCGATCGGGCTGCGCGATCAATCAGCGACCCCGTCACGGGAGGATCTGAAAAACATCCGCGACGCCGAACGGTTCATCTGGAACTGCAACCGGGAGTCCTCGTACTCCGATGCGCGTGAGCGCGATGCCAATCGCATCTCTTCATTCGAGATGTTCCTGCGCCAGTTCGGCGACGACACGCACACCTTTGACGGCTGGGCGGTGTGGACAGATATGGACAAGGCCGGGCGGATCAAAGCGTACGCCAATCTGCCCGCCGGTAACATGCGTCTGGCGATCCCCGGCAAGGGTTATGCCAACAACCCGCACCTGTTCTGTGCTATGGTGGACGATACGGGAAATCCCGTACGGCCGTTTTCCCGTGATGAACTGGTGTGGTCGATCCGTAACGCACGCACTGATCCGTCCGTCTGGGGCTATGGGTGGTCGGAAGTCGAAATATCCATTTTGATGGTGCAGGCGTTCCAGTCCGCCCTTCAACTGAACTCGGACACCTTCACCAGAAACTCAATGCCGAACGGCATCATGCTGGCGGTCGGCGACTATTTCAATCAGCCGCAACTCGACGCATTGACGCGCGAGTTCACCAACATGAAGCGCGGCGTGTCGAAAATGTGGGGCATGCCGGTGATCGGCATACCGGAAAAGGCCAAGCTGGAAATCCTGAACTTCATGGACCTGAAGGGCGAGGAGATCCGCTATAAAGACCATCTGAACATGATGGGTGGCATATACTGCATCATTGCCCAGTTTCCGCAGCGGCGGCTTGGCATCTTCGCCTCCGGTCAACGCCGCGACAACGAACCGCTGAAAAATGAATCGGTCGAGACCGCAGGTGTGGACGATCCCGGTCTGCCTGTGCTGCTGGGCTTTGCCAAGAATCGGATCAATGAATACCTGATTGCGCCGAACTGGCCTGACCTGGTGCTGCGCTTCAATGGCGCCAACCCAAAGGAAGATGCTCGTGCGTACGAGGCCAGGAAGCTGGCGCGCACCTGGAAAGAGAGCCGCACCGCAGTCGATCTGCCGGACCTGTCGAAAGGTATGTCGCAGGAGATAAAGATCATCGGCGAGATCATGTCTCACTGTCCTGAAGATCCAGCGAAGGCTAGCGTGTTTCAAACAGTGGCGACGAAGTGGCTGGAACTGGCGATGGGCGGTGGTGACGAGGAAGGTGGCGAGGGCGGTGGCGGCAAGGATACCGAGAAGCAGGGTGCGCCGTTTGCGAGCAAGAAAGACCCCGCACAGTCACTGACACACGGTCACAGAAGCGGAGTCAGAAGAAATTCGGCGCAAGAGGAAGCGAGCGCGGGAGCCGATGCATGACGGACGGTGCGGAACTGTTGTCGAGAATCAGCGGCACGTCACGCGGCGATGTACTGACTATATGGGACAAGGTAAAAGAAAACCATCGCAAGCTGAATGCATGCGTCAAGCACCGCTTCCCCGGCGGCCGTATAGCCAAAATTGGCGATAAGGTGACGTGCCTGGAGTGTGGCGGTCAGATGGGGCTCGTGAATATATGCGAGTATATCGCAGGCTATGTAGCGCACGGCGGAAGCGCTGATGACATCTGGCCGGGTTTCAATAAGAAAAAGACGGAAGCATGAGCACTGAAATCGACCCGCGTCTTGGCTGGCGCATTCTTTTCGTGAAGGCCGACGGTAACTGGTTTCGTGCGGTTGCCGTGTACCGCGACCCTCGCGACAAGATACCCGGCGGTCCGCGGTATTGCCTCTCCGACAGAGGGCGCACACGCGCTGAAGCGTGCCGTGTCCTGCTGGAGGGCTGCAAGCTGGATCCGAAATACCCGCATCTTATGCGCGGACTGGGAGATGGACTGTCTGCATGAGCAAGTACCTGGAACTGACGCTGTCGACCGGTGACATCGTGCGGGAGGACTTCACGTCTGACGTTTCACCGCTTTCGCCTGCGGCTATGGAGCAGGCGGCGAAAGACGTTGTCGGGCTGGCGGTCAACGACAGCGATGGCAGCGTTATCGGCGTTGTGGTCTCGGCAAAACTGGTCGATGACGCGCTGGTCGAGCAGCTTGACCCGCAGATGCAGGCTGTTGCGTCTGAATCGTGGTTCGAACGCGCTGTGCTGCATATCGACTGCGCGGTTGACGACCTGAAGTCGCACGGTTTGACCAAGGGCACCCTTTATGTCGGTACAGCCCGGCTATGCCTCGACGATCCCCTGGCCGGTGCATTGGCCGAGGTGCATCACGCTCCTGCGGATGGCCTGACGATCCTGCGGCTGGGTGTGCCGGACCCTGGTGCACTGCTGGACGCTAGCGGCGGTATAGCGGAACTGTCGCGCAAGGTGCGCGAGGCAAACCCCAACGGATGGTTGCTGTTGCTGCCCGCTGATTGGTCGTTCCGCACGATGACCCCGGAGATGGCGCGCGAGTTCGCGGTCAATATGGTGTCTTTCGTCGAAGACGCCGAACTGGAAAAGATCGGTCTGAAGAGGATCGGCGCATGACCTGGACACGGCCGAAGGGCGACACGCTGACGTACAGCGATCTTGTCGATTGCCTGCGAGAGGTTAAGCCGTCGGTCGGCACTATCGTGGTCGGCTATGACTATGGTCTGGACTCGCAGGCAGCGGAGGCTGGTGTTGCGTGGGCTGTTTGCCCGTGCATAACCGTCAAAACGGAACATCCTGTGCCGGACGATGTGCAGGACAGGCTGGTATTTTACAGGCCAGTCGGTGTTCCAATGTGGTTTATCGACAATCACGGCGGTAAACGTGTAGTGCCGGTGCTGCTGACGCATGAGCAACCGTCGAAGCCGGAACTCGATATCTTCGCCATCAACAGGGAGTTTTCGTAGTGCGTAGTCACGAGCGGCCACCTTTCATACTGTGCTTTGCGGGCGACATGAGCGGCTGCGGGTTTCACCGCATGGCCGTGCCGCTGATGTCGCTGGCCATGTCCGGCTATGCCGAGGGGCGGATCGACGTCAATGCGTGGCCGATCGAGATGATCGAAGCCATCGGCCCGGATACGGTGGTTTTCCAGCGCTGGATCGACCCGAACCAGGTGGCGCTGATGGAGACGATCCGGGAGCGCCTGCCCAACGTGATGCTGGTGTACGAACTCGACGACTATCTGGGTGAGATCCCGCCCGCGTCGTACCACGCCGGGTTCATGCCGCCTGACCTGCCTGCGAAGATCAAGGTGGCGGCGCAGGTCTGCGACCGGGTGACCACGACAACCGGGCCGATGGCAGAGTGGTTCCGCGGGGAGTTGGGCTGTTCTGACGTACGGGTGGTGCCCAACGCGGTGCCGGCGCAGGCGGTGCGGCCGCGGCCCGCCAGGACGTCCGGGCGGCTGCGGGTGGGCTTTGCGGGCGGTATCTCGCACGGCGGCGACCTGGAACTGATCCGCCCGGCGATGGCCGAGATCGGCGACGAGGTGGAATGGGTGTTCTTTGGGATGCAGCCAAAGGATCCGCCGGTGCGCGTCGAGTTCCATCCCGGGGTGATGCCGCAGGACTACCAGACAAAGCTGTTGCAGCTTGACCTGGATCTCGTGCTCGCGCCGCTGGAAAGCAACCGGTTCAACCGCTGCAAGTCCAATCTGCGGCTGATCGAGGCGGGCATGACCGGTGCCTGCGCCATCGTGCAGTGGCTTGAGCCTTACGTTGACGGCGATCCGCCGGTGTTTCACTACGCTGAATCTCCGGAAGACTGGACGAAAGCCATATCGGTGTTCGTCAACAGCGCACCAGAAGCCCGTCAGCATTCCGCCGATCGGCTCCAGCAATGGGTGCTGGCGACGCATACGCTTGAAGGCCTCATGCCCGCGCGTGTCGACGCGTGGATCAAGAAAGACGCGACAGCGAAGGCCTGGGTGCCCGGGCCGGTCCACAAGCGGCTGGAGGATACGGTGCTGGCACTGTCCAGCGGTCAGCCGCCGCGTTTCCTGCGCAATGCCGGTCGCAAGCATTCGTTGGAGGACGCGTGCCGCCTTGCTGTCTCGCTTGGTGCTGACCTGTTGTGGTTGCGGTCTGGAACGGTGTTCGACGAGACGGGCTGGCACGCAATGCGCGGCACGCTGATGCAAGGGGATAAGGTAGGCGCGGTGGTACCGCTGGCCTCCGATGGGCCCAACGCTTTCCCGCGCGATGGACACTGGACGCCGATGTCCGCTGACCTTGTCACGGCGATTACAGCGTCACTGCGCACGATGCTGCCTGGCCGCCGTCTTGCGGTTGCTGCACCGTCGGGCCCGTGCATCTTACTGTCCGCCCGGGCGCTGGCCGACGTCGGCATACCGGATCCCGTGGGCTGCGGCGGCAATGAGGAGCAGTCCCTTATGGAGTGGGGCTTGCGTGCGCTGGCGCGCGGCTGGCGCACGATGCAGGCGGCGGATGCCTATGCAGCGTCCGAGTCGGTGCCGATCGCGCCCAGTCACGCTGCCGGACAGCGGCTCCAGCTTCGCGGCTACGGCAACGCCCTCGGCAACCTGCCGGTGGAGAACCTGTCGAAGCAGGAGCGGCTTGACGTCGAACTCGACATGCTGCGCATGCGCTGGGCCGGACCCCAGCCGGGCATGGCTGGTTTTGGGCACGACTATGCATCCTGGTCGGCGCTGAAGGGCGACGTGCCGGACCCGGATTACGAGAAAGCAGCGGCGGCGTCGCTGTTTGTTGCCGTGTTCGGCGCGAAGGACATTACATCGGAGTGGGTCGTTTTCATCGACGACACCGTTGACTGGAGGGTGAACGGTCTCGCCACGCTGCGCGCTGCCTGTGCCAGTGCGCCTGATGATGTTCTGGTAGTGTATGGCGACAATGAATTTCGCAATACCGAGGGTCATGTGTATCCGGATTTCAAACCGGACTTCGATCTGGAACTGTTTTTGGCGCGTGATTACGTCACGCCGATCTGCGCAGTGCGCGTAGGATATATGAGCTATACAGTAGGTATTCCGCAAAACCGTACGAGTTTGTACAGCCATGTGTTGGCTGTCGCGGAAACTCATGGCGCAAAAGCCTTTCAGCATATCCCGGAGCCGCTGGTTATCGTTCGCGAGGCGACCCCGGAAGAGTTGGCGATGTCGGCGCTCAATCGGCAGATGGCGATCGAACACCGCTACGGAGACGCGATCGACGTCAGCGCGCATCCCATGCTGCCCGGCGCGCTCGCCGTAAAGCGTAAGTGGGATGTCGACAACTGTGCGCCGCTGGTGTCGATCATCATACCGACGCTTGGTGCCGGGCGGCTGATTCAGCCGTGCGTCAACACGATCCGCCAGCACACCCGATATCCGAATTTCGAAATCATCGTGATGCAGAACGGTCCTGAACGTGATTGGCCGGAACTTGGTGCTGCACAGAACGATCCGCGTGTGAGCACTGTCCACTGGGCAGCGCCGGATGGGAAGTTCAACTGGTCCGGCTGCATGAATGAGGCGGTGCGCCACATTAATGGCGAGTACCTGTGCTTTGTCAACGATGACGTGCAGTTCGGCACGGAGTACTGGCTCGACGCGATGATGGGCCATGCGATTCGGCCGGATGTCGGCGCTGTCGGTGCGCGGCTGATCCACCCTGCCGGTATCGTGCAACACGTTGGCGTTGTGGTGCACCAGGGGATCGCCGGGCACCTGTTGAAGGGGCTGCCGAATGGTCAGGCCGGTAACGGCTGGCTGGCTATGCTGAACCACGAGGCGCAGGCGGTGACCGGTGCCTGCATGCTGGTTTCGCGTGCAAACTTCAGTCGGGCTGGCGGCTTCGACGACAAGGTTTTCCCGCTGAATTACGGGGATACCGATTTCTGCATGAAGCTGCGGAAGCTGGGGCTGCGCAACGTCGTCGAGATGTCGGCGGAACTGCTGCACCCGGAAGGCACCTCGCGTACCAATCCGAACGACCAGGCCAACACGCTGAAGCAGTTGGCGGACGACAATGTGCGTTTCGCTGCGCGCTGGCCGGACGCCGATCCGTACTGGCACCCCTGCCTGGCTGTTGCGACGGCGCAGGGCGGCGCCACGATCTCCGGGTTGAACCGCGACATGCTGCTATGGGATGAAAAGCGGCCTCGCCTGGACACGGTGCGGGTGCTGACGATCAATGACATGCCGGGCGCGAGCGGCCAGTCCGTGGCCCGGATGCGGGTCGGCCAGACGGTGTTCTGCGGCGTTCTCGACGGCTTCATGCTGCGGCTGGCCGCACCGGCACCGGCGAACCTGGACGGCTGGGATATCCGGCGGCCAAAGGAAATCGCCGCCGGGCTGAAGCGGCTGGGGATCGACCGGATCGTGCTGCGCTCGCTGATCGGCGCAGCCGGACCGGCACCCCCGGTCGAGGCCTTGCGCTGTCTTGCCGCGCTGGGGATCCCGGTCAGTATCGACCCGATCGACCCGATGCTGGTCGCACCCTGGCTGAGCGAACAGCCGGACAAGGCGGCCGAGCTATTCGGTTTTGGGTCCGATCTGGGGGCGTGGAAGGCTGCGTACGAGGAGATCGTACCGGCGATTATGGAGGCTGCGGAGTAGCATGGCAGACATGAACAGGGTACGGAGCCCACTGGAGATCGCCGCGGAATCGCCCGATCCGGTGGTGCGGGAGATGGCGATCCGGCGGATCGAAATCGGCCGGGAAATCGTCTCGCTGGACGCTTTCTTTACCATGTACGAAGGCGCCCGGGCGAAGGCGACGAGCGCGCCGAAGGCCGAATCGAAGACGGAGTCCAGGCCTGTTTCGAAGCGGGACATGCTGGCCGACAAGGTGAAGGAAATCCTGCTGGAGCGTGGTCCGCTGGATATCAAGGCGCTGCATGAGGCTTACTGCATCCTGGTGCCGGAGGACGCCGCGCGCACGCTAGGGGCCCTCCGTGTCGCGCTCACGCATCGCACGCAAATCGTAGACAGAGTGTCGGAAACCGATCGGCGCTACTGGCCGGTCGGTGCACCGCTGAATGGCGCCCATGCTTCCGTCCCTTGACCCTGTCGTCAGCGGCTTGGCAGTGCGCTGGTTCGCCCTGCAAAGCGAGGCAGCGCAGATCGACGCCATGCTGGGCGCCTATATGGCGAACAGTTCGTCCAATGAGTTACGCGTGTTGCCGCGGCCGATGGCGCCGCTCGACCATGCGACCATGCTCGATACCGACGACGCCTGCGGCTGCGCGGTGTGTGTCGAATGGGTGCGGCGGCGGGAGGAGTTGGCACGGGCAATGCGCCTGGTGCCGCCCGGGCACCGCTGGAGTGTCTGCGCCTGTCCGGATTGCCGCTTTGTCGGGCGGATGCAACTGAACTACGTGGCGATGGCGAACCTGCGCGATCTGATGATCGAGGTGGCGTTTCACGCCCGGCACCACTCCCGTCACGGCGAAAAGGTCATGGAATGGTTTATCAATGAGGTGGCCGGGCCGCGCTACACTGTGGCGTGGTGTGCCTATCAGCTTGGTCGGCGGCCGGTGGACGAATGGCTCGACCGTTGCGAAGAGGCGCTGTCGCCGGTGCTATCCGGAACGGTGTTTGCGGTGGGCGAAGGGCGGCGTGATTCGCTGGAGGCCTGGATACCATCCCAGCTTGGCGCGGTGGCGGCTTTTGCGCCGATGGAGGCAGATTAGCGCAGGAGTTATCGCGATGGGCTGGACACGTACGGGTTCAGATGTCGAGTACTGGGAATGCGGCCACAAGACATGCACGACAGGTGACGCATACCCGCGGATGCACTGTACAACCTGTGCTGCCATGACACCGGAAGCACGGGATGCGCTTATCGCCAGCCGAAAACAGAAGTTCGATAGCGCTGTCATAAAGCCAAAACAGGGGGCTTTCTAATCATGGCCGATAACACATTCGATATCCTGGAGACCCTGGTCGCTACCGTGACTTGCAAGCCGGGCTGGACTTTCAAGCTGGTCGACGAGGATGGTGCGCTGCGGCTGGTCATCAAAGTGCCGGGTCTGGACGCACGTGATCCGCATGGTCGGCGGTTTACGGTGCGCCACTTCTTCCCGGTGCCGACAGTTACTTACAATGAACGGTCATGGCGGCGCTGGGTATTCGACAGGTGCCTCGCGCTGGAAAACCACGAGATGGGCGAGTGGTTCCAGATCGGCGACGAGCGGCCCTTTGCGCCGCTTCACGGGCCAGGCGAAGACCCGTACACCATCCATGAGTACCGCGATGTCGTTGATGCGATGACGCGGCAGGATGGGTCGATTTAGCTTTTGAACGAAGCGCTTATGCGCTCCAGTTCGTTCAGCACGCTAAGGTATTCGGCATCGCTTGTCGCGCCGTAGTGGCACAGAGAGACAGGGCCGCTTTTGCCGACGTTGCTTTTCTGCATGCCCAGCACGTCGGTGTAGAGAGCACCGCCCTCTATTTGGCAATTCGGTTTGATGCAGCGGATCGGACCGAACGCGCTTATATCAAACAGATGACCCGCTATTTCCAGTTTTGCCACAGTCAGTCTCATTTTTCAGCTTATAAAAGCGACTTCAGCTTTACGGTTTAAGTATTCGATTTCCTTTTGGTAAGCAGCCATCGACGGCCAGTCGCCGATAGCCCAACTGGTGGATACCGGGCTGCGAGGGTAGGTTACCTGTCCAGTGAGGTAAAATCGGTTGTCGCGCTGGTTCATCGTGAACAGAAGCGACACGTTTTCCGCCGGTTCGGCGGTTGGCATCAACGGTCCTTCGATCAGGTAGTCGGTGCAGTGCGGACCGGCTTTGACGCCAAGGATCCGATGCTCCGGCGGCAGGGAACGCTGTATGACAGGTTCGCTGAAGCAGTTGGATGCTGTTACGATGCCGAGGCCCATAGCTGCTACTCCCTGGAGGTACTCCCCTGTGACCTGGATCCGGGTCACAGGGGCGGTGGTTGCCGCCGGATGCGCTACTCGACGACCCCACGAGCGGCCGAAGCCGTGCGCTCTGCATAGGCGGACAGCCGCTTTTTTGCAATCGTATTCCGATGGAACTGGACCTGCTTGATCGCGCCATCGTCGCGCGCTTTCCCGCGCTGGTCAAAGCGTACGCGCCTGACAGCGACGGTCGGCGTATCGTCTCGGTAGAGAGTTCAACCGAGGAAAAAGACCTGGACGGCGATATTGTATTGCAGAAAGCGTTGCTGGACGCGGCCGACAATTTCGTCCGGTACGGTCACTTCGATATCGAGCACCGGTCCGATCTGGGTCACCGGATGATCCCACCGATCGCCAATCCGGCGTCGTGGATCGTCGGGCGGCCGCTGGAGGTTACTGCCGCGCCCGGTGGCCGTACGTTCGTCAAGGGGGAGATCAGCAAGTCGCTCGACGGGGTTCCAGGCCACGCTGACGAGCTATGGGACAGCCTGCGGCGAGACCCGCCGGTCCTTTGGTACTCGTCGATCTACGGCTTTCCTATGGACCTGGACGACTGCACCAAGGGGGAGTGCCCGGGCTCCGCGGCGACGCGTTTCGTTATCAAGTCGATCGAATGGACGGGGCTGGCGTTCACCCGTACACCGAAAAACACAGCACTCACATCCCCGGCGCGGATCGTCACGGCCAAGGCCTATCTGGCGGACCTTGCCAAGGCCGAGCCGCACGGGCCGCCGCTGTCGGCGATCCTGGCAGTACCCCAGACGATGGCCGACGTGTACGCGGCGGCTGACTGCCCGGGCTGCCGTGCGCAGGAGTACCCGAGCCTGCACGGCTACCGCAGTCATTTTGAAAAGTGCCGCGGTTACCCGGCTGGGATGGCTGACGTTATGGCGCATGCCATGATGCACCGGCGCAACATGGAAAAGGCGATAGGGCGGACGTTCCAGCGCACACCGGACGGCGTACTTCAGTGAGCCATCCCGGCCATCGCGACAATCCGATCGAAGTGGCGGCACCTGGCGATCTCGACCGGGCGGTCAATCGTGCCTGGGATCCGACGCCCGAACAGGCGCGGGCGGGCAATTACAAAAAGGCGCATGCCCTGGTGGGCGGCCTGCCGGTGACGATCGAAACACCGAAGGGCCGTACGCGCAGCGGGATCGGGCCCGGCGGCAAGCCGTGGTCTGTCGTCATGCCGTGCCACTACGGCTACGTTAAGGAGACGACCGGGGCTGACGGCGACCAGGTGGACGTGTACGTAGGCCCGGAAGCACATGCCGCATCAAAGCTGCCGGTCTGGGCTATTGACCAGGTGGACGCGGACACGAAGGCCTTCGACGAGCATAAGGTTTTCCTCGGCTTTCCCCACCGCGAGGCGGTTCGCGACACCTATCTGGCAGCATTTTCCGATGGGCGTGGCCGGGAGCGGGCCGGTGCGGTTGTACGGATGACGTTTTCGGAGTTCCTGTACTGGTTGCGCCAGGGCGATACAAAATGCGCACTGGTTGCAAAAGCCGTCCGTACGGACGCTGTAGCGGCATTGGAGCATGTCTGTTGCGCGACAGATACTCCGTGCGAATGCCGATCCGGGCTACTGGGCGAGGCCGGGTCGGGGGTAAGCGCTTCAGGTAAGGGTCTGCCGAAGGCAGAACCGTACGCTTCAGGAGGTTTCATGGCCAACGCTGACACTAAGCCCACGTTCGTTTCCCGCATCAGCAAGGCCCTTGCTGCCGCATGGCCGCACATGACCAAGGCCGAACGTGAGACGCTGATTGCCGATGCGGCGGTGTCCGCCAGCGTGGAGATCGGCAAGTCGGAAAACCACATGATGTTCACCGGCGACGATCAGGGCACCGTGCCGATCGTCGAGGATCTGTGGGATGGGCCGCAGGACGATCATGCCAGGCTGGTGAATGCGCATGGTCCGGAAAGTTCGGTACCGGGCGGCAGCGTCAACGTCGGTCCGCAGCAGGATGCTGCTGGTGGCGGCGCCGAGCGCATGGAGCGCGAGTACTCGCGGCATACGCCGCAGCGCGGTGTGCAGCGCGCGACCGAAATGCTGGGTGCAAAGCTGCGCGCGCATGGTGCGGCGCTGAAGTCGCTGTTCAGCACCGCGAAGGCGATCAATGACCGGATCGACCTGATGGTGCTGTCCCTTAGCACTGCGGAGCCGGTGGCGATCGACAAGGCGGCGATCGAGGCCGCGGTGTCGGCAGCCGTTGCCAAGGCGCTTCCGGGTGCCATCGCCAAGGCTATTCCGGAGGTGGTCAAGGCTGTCTCCAAGGCCAAGGGTGAGTCCGAATCCAACAAGGACAGTGAGTCGGGCAACGCTGACGAGGAAGAGGACGAGGACGAAGAGGCCGAGCAGGAAGAGTCCGGTGGTGGTACCGAGATCGAGATCACCAACGAGCTTGAAGAGGAAGGCGAGGAAGACGAGGACGAGGCGAAAAAGGCTGTTGGCAAGGCTGCGGCGCGCGAGCGCCTGATTGCCAAGGGGCTGACCCGTCTCGCCCGTGGAGCGTTCAAGGCCGCGGCCGATGCGATGGCGGACGGCCAGCCGAACGCTGGTGTGCGCCAGTACAACATGGGCATGCGGCGTCTGGCCAAGGCGCGGACGCATGCCGCGGTCGCCAAGGCACTGCGCGAGGGCAAGGTCGGCCTGAGCATGAAGGCGATCGAGGCGCGTCTCGAATCTGTCTCCAAAGCGGCCAAGGAAGCCAAGGCCAAGAATCAGGACAAGTGGCCGCTTGGCAAGACGGCGACGGCACCAGCGGCAACGTCCGGCGACAGCACGGCGGCGACCGGCGACAGCACGGCGGCGACGGCGACCGGTGGCGCAACTGGCACGGCGCCAGTGGCGGCGGACGTGCAAAAGGCGATGGACGCGATGGCCGAGGCCGTCAAGGCGTCGCTGTCCGGACAAGCCTTGCTGACCGCGCGTGTCGAAGAAGTCATGCGCATGGTCGGCGGCCAGAGCCGCAACCCGAACAACACGATGCCGCCGGTGACCGACTTGTTCAAGGGGGAAGTCGTCACCTTCGAGTCGAAGGCCCAGAAAATCAACGAACTGGCCGAGGCTCGCCACATTACGGCGGCGCAGCGCGACAAGGCGATGGACGCGTTGCAGACGACGCGCATCCCCGGCATTCCGGAAGTCACGGTTAATGCGGCCATCGCGGGATGCCCGGAGCCGGTGCAGGCAATCCTGAAGGCCAAGGCGGCGTAACGGCCCGAGAGAAGGAACACCAGAGACGATGTCCCAATCCATTGAAACCGGCACGCCAGGCGTCCCGCCTACCGGCCTTCTCGCTGGATCCGCGCTGACCCAAAACGGCAAGCCACCGGTCGTTCCGCCCCATCCGATCGTGCGGCGCCCGGCGAACGAGTACGTCGAGCCGCAGATCATCGACGCCGACGTACCGGCAGAGGTGCGGATGCACCGCGCCACCAAGGCGCTGGTGCAGTTCGAACAGTCGCTGCCGCCGGCGAACAGCCCGCTTGCGCCGCTCGCGCCGATGTTCATGGGCGTGGCGATGGGCGTCGAGGTGCCGATCAGTTTCGGTCCTGGCAACCCGATCATGTTCAATGGCGCGACGGCGCGCGAGGCGCTGCACAAGGCGGCCGCGCCGGAACAGGCCTTTGCCAAGGTATGGCGTGATTCGGCACGCTGGTACCAGACCAACGCACCCGGACCGACCGAAGGTTCAAGCCGCGGTCCGTTGCGCGAGATCGACGTCATCGAACTGGCCAAGGCCGACCCGATCGCCAAGGCGGTGCTCGATGTCGGCACGGCGACCAACTTCACGTCGATCACAGGCGGCCAGTCGCTGGGCTATGTGTCGCTCGACACGCGCATTGCCCGTGGCACGGTGCGGCCGGACAGCTTCACGCTGTACCAGTCGCTGCCGAAAAGCCCGGCGTACCAGGTGGTCGACTACTTCGCCTACATCGACGATCCGGGCGGTGCGCTGCCGGGTTCGGCGACGTCCGGCTTTTCCAACGTGCAAACCGGCACGCTTGCGACCAACGCCGGTATCTACTCGCTCCAGTCGATCAACCTGAAGCTGATGCTGGACGGGCGCGCTGTTACCCTGGCTTTGATGGCGCAGAACAATTTCGTATCGGTGAACGAGCAGGAAAACGCCAACAGCGCGCTGACCGTGCTCCAGACTGCCGACTGGATGTGTTTCCAGGGCAATCCGAACGTCTTCCCGAACCAGTTCGCCGGTATTTTCTACACCACGCCAAGCGGCAACATTTTCGATTACCAGGCGTTCTACACGAATAATGCGTCCGCGCAGGGCTGGTCGCTGTCGCAGACCCTGTACAACATGATCTATGAAGTGGCGGCAAACGTCGCTTCATGGACCAAGTACGGCCGCATCACGCACGCCTTCATGACCCCGGCGACCAACGGTGCATTGCAGTCGCTGGTGACGACGCTGCTGAACAACCTGGTCAATGCCGAGTTCGCCGATCGCCGCGGCATCGTGGTCGATGGCGACTTGCAGGGCATGCGCACGCGTCTCGGCCCGATCCAGTTCCCGCTTGATATCGTCATCACCGCGCGAGACATTCCCGCGCAGGGGCAGGTGCGCGCAAACGGCACCACGCCCACCACGACCACCAACCCGACACCGCCATCCGGCGTGCTCGTGGCGGCTTCCGGTGCGGCCTATTCCGGCAGCAACTGGGGTGTCGCAGGTGGCGTGTACACCGGAGCGACGACCAAGTACTACTACGGTGTCGCTTCGACCGACGTGAACATGAACGAGTCGACCCTGACGTGGTCGGCGGGCGCTTCCGGCATCTATGCGCCTGGTTCCGGTATCACGTCATCTGGCGCGGTTGTGGTCAGCATCGGCGGTCCGGCGGCGGCCGACGCCTACGCTTACCGCGTGTTCCGCAGCGGCGCATCGGGCTTCGCGTCAGGCGCCAACTCGCCGACCGCGGTGCGGTATGTCGGTTCGGTGCTGGCGAGCGGTTCAGGAACCGTCACGTTCGTCGACTTCAACTATTCGATCCCGGGTGGCGAGAACATCTACCTGCTGGACATGCGCACCGAAGACGACGCGCTCGACTATCGCTACCTGCTGCCGCTGACCCGCATCAATCTGTTCGCGGCCAACCTGTACATGCCGTGGTGCGTTGCGTCGATCGGCGCAATCCGGAATAGAATCCCGAAATTCCACGCGGTTATCCGCAACTTCCTTCCGGACAGCCCGGTATGGAACGCTCTCGGCGCGAACGCCTGATCGCCGGGGACTCAAGTCAAACGCCCCCGAAGCAGTTCGGGGGCGTTTTCGTTTTGGCGGCCTGCAATGACAACCTGTCCGGAAGGGAGTAACCTGAAGCTATGGCAACGCACACGCAAAAAGGCGGCGTCTCGATAGACGCTTTCCAGTGGTCCGGCGGCCTTTTGACAGCCGCGGCCTCGACCCTTCCGATCTGGGCGAAGCGCCTGGCGCTTCACTCGCCGGGTGATGGCACGCTGCATGTGCCGTCCAGATCCGGTACGGAAAAAGCGAACGCGACGGACTGGGTAATCCAGGACGCCGATGGTTCGATAACCATCATACCGAACTCGGTTTTCACTCTGCTGTACAACTGACATGACGTTCACCGCTCGCCTGCGCCGCAATGGTCGTATCTGGACTGCCTGGCGGCACCGCCACGCTGTCGGTGGTGAGGTTGTCGGTGTGCCGTTCCGCTGGGTGCCGAACGGCGACTACGTGACGGACGCCCTGAATGAAGGACAGGTAGCGGCGCTGCGCGGCGAGCCGGAAGCGCTGCTGGAGGCGTTCGGCACGGTGGCTGCAACACCAGTTGCGGCACCAGCGACAGCATCGGCTGACGACGATGACGACGACAAGCCGGAGACGCCGCAGGAGAGCGCCGAACGGGTTGCCCAGAGGATCCCGCATACGCCCGGCTGGCGGAAACGCCTGCGCGAAGCACAGGGGAGATCGGGCTAAGTGTCGGACAACCCGAATACCTATGTTCCGATTCCTACCAAGGCACTGTGGAACTGGAACACCGCGGTGTCCGGTCAGGCGCCGACCATCATCAATTTCTCTTCCGGTGCTTCGACCAAAACCGGGCTGCAACCGAACGATCTCCGGACCTATCTTCAGGTTCCTATCCAGATGTACGGCAATCCGCCGGTTCCGATCGACGACCCGTCCATCACCGAATGGATCCGCTATGCCGAGGACGAGATCGAGAACGACACCAATATCAAGCTATGCCAGACGTGGATTGCCGCACCGCCAGCCAAATCGCAGCAGGCGACACAGCTTTTAGGGCTGGTCACGAAATACAACTACCAGCAGCTTGGGGTCGACTACGACTTTCAGGAAGCGGCGTACGACTTTTTCTTTGACCGCGCCCGTGATGCCGGATGGCTGTACCAGCGGATGCGCTGGCGGCCGGTGAAAGGCGTGGATGTTGTCGATCCGACCGGCATCATCAATGCCACGAACGCCAATGGCACGAAAAACATGGCGTTCATCTATCCGCTGCTGAACGAGTACTTCCGGATGCCCCAGACGTGGGTTGTGGAGGATTCGGAACGCGGCCTGGTGCGGTTCGTGCCGGCGACAGACGTGCAAATGCTGCCGCTGTTCGCTTTGCAACTGGCCTTTCTGGGATTTTCGGAGAACGTGCCTGGTGGCATGTGGTTCCAGTACACCGCTGGTCTGACCGCGGCGGACTATCAGGCCAACTGGAAATTCATGCGGCAGCTTGTGCTCGCCAAAACGGCTACGACGGCGCTGGGGATCATGCAGCTTTCCGTCAACTACGGTGCCGTCTCGACGCGCCTCCAGGCGGACGGCCTGATGCAGGAGATGAAATTCGATCCGAAGGGCGCCTTCGCTGGCGCAATCGCCCAGCAGGAGTTAGTGGTGGATCGGCTGACCCGGCGAGCCAAGCAGATGTGCGGCGGCTTCGCCATGAACATCCTGTAGGCCGCAATGCCCGGTGTGATCCTGCCCTGCCCTGCGCTGCCGACAACGATGCGCTCCATGCCATCGCAGAACTTCGACGCGCTGATCGCGGCGAACGCCCAGCGCGTGTCGTGGGCGAGGAGCCATACCTGCCCCTGCGTTTACGCGGGCGGTGGAGCGGCCGGGCGGCTGCCGCAGCTAGGGTCACCCCAGCGGTCCTGCACCAAATGCTCCGGTGTGGGGGTCTACTGGGACGCGCCCGGCCCGCCGATGCCGATGTACCTGGAGTTCATCCACCGGGCGCCGACGTCGGACGAACCCGGCACGCGGTTCAACGAGGAGTACGGCACATTCCAGAGTACGGAGCCGTCGATCACCATCCCATACGCCAATCCGAATTTCGCGGTCGGCGATCCGAACCAGCCGACGCAATGCTGGACGTACGCCTCTGTCGACGACCGCTTTGTACCGGTCGATATGCAGACGCGCTACACGGCGGTGTTGCAGGTCGGCATAAAGCAGAACCTGCCTTTTCAGCAGAACCTTGCAATAGCGCCGTCCGGGGCGGTGACGGTCTGGGATCCGTCGAGCGGGAACGTCGATCTCGTGTCGGGCTATACGGTGTCCGGCGCTACGGTGGCGATCACCGGCTATCCGCCCGGGACGAATTACATGGTGGAGTTCCTGGCCGCGCCCGTGTACGTGGCGTTCCGCGTCGCCGGCGGCCTGCCGCATATCCGCCCACTGGGCGGCGGCACGGTCAATGAGCCGCGGCGGTTCCGGCTCCAGGCGCTCGATTTCTGGACCCGTCAGCGCGGGCTGGAGCCGCAGGCAGCGGGCAGTGCGCAGATGACGGGCACGCTGGCCACAGCCCCAACACTGATCGGCTCCATCTAGGTGAAAACCGGTTTCTCCTACATCATCCGGACGAACCTGCCGCCCGAGACGATTACGCAGATCGGCGTCGAGATTTTTGTCATGTGGCTCGACTTCGCGCTCGGGCACACGGCGCTGAACGGCAAGCGTCTGATCTACCCGTCCGGCAAGTACGCCTCGTCGCTGCGGCTGGAGCAGCGCGGACCGGCAACCATCGCGATCCTGGCCGACGAGGAGCTTGCGCCGGAGGCAGCAGTACTCGAAACCGGACACCGGTCGTTCGACATGAAGACGGTCGCCTCGCTCCGCAATCGTGCGATCCCGATGCACCGCCCGGTCGGTTCGGTCGAGCATCTGAGGGCGACCGGGTTGCGGCGTGTTGGGTCCGGACCTGCTTCGCTGAAGTCCTCCATGTGGGCGGAACTGCGCGCCAACACGTCCAGCGGCTTCGCGTCGTTCGGCCCGAACTCGCCTGCCGACTCATGGATCATCCCGCCGATGATGCCGTATGCACCAGCAATGGCCCTGGCGACGATCGCCAGGCGCGCGATAGCGGAGGGATGACCCGGTGTCCGGCTCCGCTGGCCCGCCGATCGTTCTGGCGCCCCTGCCTATCGGCGGCAGCGTTTTACTAGAACTCTACGGCGCCGATCAAGGTAATTTCGCACCTGCATCAGGTGTGACCAGTATCACTCTTATTCGCAATGGTTCGGACAGTAGCAGTGCCACAATCTATGCCGGGGCACCGCTACCGTTCTGGGTCGACGTTGGCGACGGGCCGTCGACGTCTTCGCAGCCGCTGAACCCCGCGGTTTCGTACACCTGGACCGGGATCGACAACACCGGCACGACGGTGACCGCCGCGGTGACGCCGGGCTCGGCGATCGTCACCGTGCCCGACGGCATGACACAGCTTCTGATTCGCCTGATGCAGGCCGCCTGCGACAACGCGCCAAGGCCGCCCGGTGTGACGATAGAGCCCGCGCAGGTCACGACGAAAGGTCCGGCGGGCGGCTGGCCAGCGACACCGTTTGTCGTCGTCAACCTGGCGCTGTTTCAGCAGAACGACACCGCGATCGGCCAGGACGTACTGGTGCCGGACACCAACAATCTGGCAACCCTGCCGGGCTGGGCCAAGCGGGTGTGGCAGATCAGTGTGCTGGACCAGAACGCCGACGAGCGCGACTTTTATCGTGACACGCTGCTGATTGCGTTCCGCGCGCTGAAGGCGACGCTGTTCGGGGTGGTGGGCCAGAACGTACGGCACGAGTGGCAGGCGGTTTCCGGAGACAGCAGCCAGGAATGGACCGGACAGGCGCCGGTATTCTACTGGTCAGAGATCATGCTCGTACTGGAGGGGGTTTTCCCAGTGACGATTACCACCGGATACGGCACCATCGCTGCGATCGACGTGAATATCACGCTGGAAACGTGCGTGGAACTGGAGTTGTAGAGGGACCGCGCTTCATGGCCATAACCGGGTACAATGCGCAGAATTTTTTGAACGCGACCGCAGGCAGCCTGCTGATGCCCAGCACGTATGCACGCTGGCTCGCGCTGTTCACCACTGCACCCGGGGACAACGATAGCGGTGCTGTTGAAGTCAGCGCTGGCGGCTATGCACGCGTACAGGTCGCTGGCAGCTTGGCCACCAACGCCACCACGTCATCGAGCAGCGCCGTACTGAACTTCGCATCGGTTCCGTCGTGGATCGTGGCTGGGATGCGCATACGCGATGCGACGACACCGGCCGCACTGGGCACCGTGACTGTTTTGAGCACGACCGGCACGACCGTGACGATGTCCGCCAACGCAAGCAGCACTGTCGGTTCCGGCGACACGATCACCTTCTCGGCGTTCTCCGCAGCAAGCAGCCAGGGCCCGGCAACGGCGGTGACGAATGCGATCATCGCTTTCGCACAGGCGACCGCAAGCTGGGGCACGGTAGTGGCGTTCGGTCTGTACGACGCGGTGACCAGCGGCAACCTGTGGGATTGGGATTGGCTCGGCAATGATCCTTGGTATCCGTGTACGATCACCCTGGCCTCGCCGGGAGTTATTACGGCGATCGGCATCACCGCAGGATCGACGCCGAACCTGGCCAACGGCGCGAGCGTCGCTTTCACGGCGCGGTTTGGCGGCAACGTGCCAAGCAGCCTGACGTCGGAGACGCCTTTCACCGTTGCAGGCCTGTCATCCGACACGTTCAACGTCAGCACGAACACGTCGGTTGCTGGCGCGGCGATGGTGCGGCAGGTCACCCAGCAGTCGATCCCGATTAACGTGACGGCCAGCTTCGCTTCAGGAGCATTGACGCTGGCAGTGGCGTGATTCGTGAGCCCCTGTGACAACCATCTACATCATCGGGGGCGGCGTCGGGAGCATCACGCCGCGCACCACGGCGCATTGGACGGTGCAGTGCTGGGGTGCTGGACAGCTTAGCGATGGCACGAATGGCGGTGCTGGTGCGACGTGGTGCCAACTCAATAGTTTCTCGGCCGTAGCTGGAACGCCGATCCCTTTTTCGCTCGGTGTGATCGGCAATCCTGGCGGCGACACATGGTTCAGCAGTTCATCAACCGTCATCGCGCCTGGTGGAGCATCAGCCACAACAGCGATCGGCAACCTGATCAACGCTGGCGGTGCTGGCGGCACCGGCAACACGCTCGGCAATGCCGGTGGCGGTGGCGCAGGCGGTCCGCAGGGCGTCGGTCAGCCGGGCGGCACGGCAGCGGCAACCGCGGGCGGCGGCTCCGGTGGTGGCGGCTGTGGCGGCGGTACAGCCGGTGTTTCGACCAGTGGCAGCGGCGTCAACGGTACAGCCGGTGGCAACGGTTTCCAGGGGCTTGGCGGTGCTGGCGGTGTTGGTGCACCGGGTAGTGTCGGCGGCAAGGGTGCTGGCGGCGGTGGTGGCGCTGGCGGCGGCTCGCCGTCGGACGCTGGCGGCAATGGCGGCGACGACTATGACTATGGCGGCGGCGGTGGTGGCGGCGAAGGCGAGACCTTCAACTCGACCGGTGGCGTCGGCGGCACGCCGGGCGGCGGTGGCGGCTGCGCGGCCAACTCGGGCTATGGCGGTTATGCCGAGATCAAGATCACCTACAGCAGCACGGACGCTGACCAGATTTACGTGCTTGCGCAGAACACCGGCGGCCCGGGCATCTCGGTTGTCGATATCCCAGCCAACTGGACCGGCAACTGTGTTGGGCAGGCCTGGGGTGGCGGGGCTGGCGGGGTCACCGGCGCGGCCGCGAGCGGCGGTGGTGGCGGTGGTGGCGGTGCTTATGCTGCCGGGGCCGTGACGGTTACTGCTGGCGGTACACTCGCAATAACCGTCGGGCTTGGTGGGGCGGCTGGAGCAGTCGGTACTGCAACAATCATCGGATCGTCTGTCGTTCTCGCACAGCCTGGATCAGCCGGATCGACGCATACTGGCGGTGCTGGGGGTTTGGCGTCCACCAGTACGGGAACGACAGTGTTTTCCGGCGGTAGCGGTGGATCTTCAGCGGCTGCATCGGGTGACTGGGGTGGCGGCGGTGGTGGCTGTGGCGGCCCGACAGCGGCCGGTGTTGCAGGCAGTACGGGATCGACAACGTCGGCCTCCGGCGCTGGCGGTGCTGGCGATGGTGGCTCGGGTGGTGCTGGCGGTGCTGGTGTCGCGAACACGTCGAACGGTAATCCAGGCGCCAATAACCAGAACGGTGGTGGCGGTGGCAGCGGTGGTCCCGGTGGTGTGACGACTGCCCGTCTCGGTGGTACTGGTGGCTGGCCTGGTGGCGGTGGCGGCGGCGGCGGTGGCGATTCAACAACGCACACTGGTGGAATAGGCTGGAACGGTGCGATCATCCTGACCAGCAACAATAAGAATGTTCCGGTGCTCGGACAGCCGCAACAGGTAGCAATCTGGAGTTGACCCTATGCAGGCTATGCAAAAGAACCGTAGTAGCGCTCGCTTGCTTGTTTTCTATGCATAGCGGCTTCTTCACATGTATCAAACATACCGAGATGAATACATTTTCTGTCAACCATAATCATGGCTCTCCACCGGCCAGACGATGGAATGTAGTACACTCCTTTAACGCCAGACGTATTGTTCTTTCGTATCCCATGATTACGACCGTTTTCAGCATGAGTAGCTGGACGCATATTAGATATTACATTGTGTGTTTTGCGTCTGTCCTTATGGTCAAGTTCTATTGGCGGTTCTTCTCCTGTGACCATTTTCCATATAACTCGGTGTTCTTGGTATTTACGGTAATCAATAACAACTTGGCGATAATCTCCAGCCATGTAGCCAGCGACGCGCTCACTATAGCGTGCGTTCCACCGTCGTACGTAAGAATCCAACCAAGGATCGCCGGTCAAAGGTCTAGGCCTCCATCTTACCTCTCCGGTAGACGCATTGTACGACAGTCGCGCTTTGAGATAGTCTGCTGGCGGAAGTGGACAGCGTTTCATGCCCCTATTCATGGCACATCTTGCATGATAGGTCAAGTGTAAGGAGTACGTGTCATACAGGATCAACTTAGCACGTGGAGTATCCGGGCAGCTTCATTCGCGGTCACCGCCGGCACCGCCCGGCTTGGCATCCAATACGCTGCATCGTCCACCAACACAGCCGAACTACTCTATTTCAAGATCAGCCAGAACGCATCGACAAACTCGCTGATGGACTCGGTGTCGGTTGTGCGTTTGACCGCAGGAGCGACAGTTACCCTCGGTGCAGTCGGCACCAACATCTTCGATTTTACCGGCAACTCGTCAAGCGGTGCTGGCACCTTCCGCGGCACATTGAGCACGTCGGCAACCGGTGTCGCTGCGACAACCGCAGGCACCGTCGGCGACATCACCATGCAGCGGGATTTCAACATTCTCGCCGGTTACGAATGGAATGCCCAGCCGAACAACCGAATTTGGGTGCCGGTATCCGGCATCCTCGGCATTCGCTGCGACGCCATCCAGTCCGGCACGTACAACGTTGAGATGCATATCCGCGAAATGAAGTAAGCCCATGACGACAGTCGTCGTCTTTCAACTACCGGCTGGGCTTTTTCAACCGCCGATACATGCGTTCCAGCCGCAGTTGGCGGCAAAGGCGACTGTCGCGCTGTCGGCGCGCAGCACAGGCCTCGGTGTCGCGCACGGTGCAATAGCAGGCGTCGTTCCGCTGCTGGCGCGCGAAACCGGCGCTGGCACTGGACGCGACGCGCTGACCGGCACAGTGCCGCTGGCGGCGCGTGAGATCGGCGCTGGCACTGGGCGTGATGCGCTGACCGGTACTGTCCCGCTGAAGGCGCGTGAGACTGGTGCTGGCACCGGGCGCCTTAGCGCAGGAACGTATGCAGCCGCGCTGGCAGCGCGTGGTGCAGGCTTCGGTACCGGTCGCGACGCACTGACCGGCACTGTCCCGCTGACCGGACGCGGCGAGGGTACCGGTACCGGTCGCGATGCGCTGACCGGCACTGTTCCGCTGAAGGCACGTGAAACCGGTGCTGGTACTGGTCGAGATGCACTGACCGGTACGGTTCCACTGGCGGCGCGCGGGACAGGCGCCGGCACAGGTCGAGATACGCTGGCCGGTGCCGTGGGGCTGGCTGCACGTGCCGCAGGCGCCGGTATTGCGCGCGGCACTGTGACGGCTGGAGCCGCGATGGTGGCGCTGGTCGCACGCGCTTTCGGCGCTGGCACCAGCCGGGCCGCGCTGACCGGCACGACAGCGCTGTCAGCACGTGGCACCGGTGTCGGCACCGGACGGCTGACATTGACCGGCACTGTCCCGCTGAAGGCGCGTGGGACCGGCAGCGGCACTGTGCGTGGTGCTGGGCTGTTTGCGGCTGCGCTGTCGGCCCGATCTGCTGCTGTCGGCACGGCGCGCGGCAGTGCAGCCGGGGTACTCGGGTTATTCGGACGCGCTGCAAGCATCGGCACCAGTCGAGCGGCTGGAGCCTTTGCAGCCGCACTATCGGCGCGCGAAACCGGCGCCGGTACCGGCCGCATAAGTGCGGGATCCTATGCAGCCGCGCTGAAAGCGCGATCCGCCGCCATCGGCACGGCGCGTGGTGGCGTGGTCGGTGTGCTTGGGCTGGTCGGACGGGCTGCGGGCACAGGCGTCATACGCGGCATCACCGGCACCGGTGGTTTCGTCGCCCTGGTCGCGCGCTCGATCGGGCTCGGCACAGCCCGGGGCACGGCCACCGGTGCTGCTGCGCTATCCGGCCGGGCAACCGGCCTTATGACTTTGCGGAGCAGCCCAACCGGCACTGTGCCGCTGAAGGCGCGTGGCGCAGGCCTCGGCACTGCCAAGGATCAGCCGTCCGGCGCTGTTCCGCTGACGGCGCGGGAAACCGGTGCGGGTACCGCGCGCAGCGCCGGATCGTTTGCAGCTAAGCTGTTTGGACGCGGTGCAAGCACCAGCACCAGTCGAGCGGCTGGGACTTTTTCGGCTGCACTGAAGGCGCGCGAGACCGGCGCGGGCACTGCCCAAGGCCGTCCGTCCGGCATTCTGTCGCTGACCGGACGCGGTGCAAGCATCGGCACCAGTCGAGCGGCCGGATCATTCGGGGCTGCCCTCACGGCGCGCAGCACCGGTACCGGTACGGCTAAAGCCCAGCCGTCGGGCTCCCTGAAGCTCGTGGCGCGGTCTGCGGCTGCGGGCACGGCGCGCAGCATCCTGGTCGGCATCACAAACCTGGTGGCGCTGGCGAGCCGGGCGTTCGGCATGGTGACCGGGCGCGGCTCGCTGCAAATCGAGCAAGCCCCCCAGGACGTGCAGGTCAGCTTCACCCTTGAACTGGTGATGTGCGAGTCGCCTGCACCAACGCCATTGTCGCAGCCAGGCGGCGTTTTCGTGACTTCGATCGCTGAACCGCCAGTACCCTGTGAGCCGTCTGAGCCTGCGCCATTGCCGCAGCCAGGCGGTGTTTTCGTCTCGTTTACTGATTGCTGACCCCATAGGACCGTGTCTGCCGGGGCGATAGCCTTCCGCAATCGCTTCCGGAGCCATTGACGACATGAGCGATGCGGTTCAGCCGACGACCGATTTCCCGGTCCCTCTCACCGTGTATGCCGCAGCGTTGCGGCCGCGGCGTGTTCCGCTGCTGCGCAACGGTCAGCAGGTCGCCTTCAAGGGCCGTGTCGTGATGACGGCGACGCCCGGCCACCCTGACGAGATTTGGCTCAAACTGCTGAAGATCCGGCATGGACGCGAGCGGCACACGCCAGCGGAATGGGCCAAGCTGATCGACAAATATCGCGAAGATCCGGCACACCCCACCGACCCGAGGATGGTGACGTAAAATGCCTTTGCAAGGTATCACCTTCGACGGCCAGTTCATCGGGCTGCCGGGCGCCTATTACGCTGATGACGTAACGGCCGCGGCAGGCAACAATCCGCCGACCACGCCGCCCATGCTGGTGCTGGGCTATGGCTGGGGGCCGAAACCGAAGGTTCCGCAGACCTACGCCAACGCGCAGGACTTTTCGATAGCGGTGCGTGGTGCGCCGGTATCGAACTTCATTCCGTTCATCCAGACGCCCAGCCCGTCGCTGTTCGGCACGCAGCTAATCACCTTCATCGACGTCTCGCGCAACACGCAGTCGGCAGCGTTGCTGACCACCTCCGGCGGTGCGGCGTACGCAACCCTCACCTCGGTGCTGTACGGGCCGCCGTCGAACCAGTTGACCTATCAGGTGTCGTCGGGCTCGACGACCGGCCGCAAGCTGACGCTGACCGACAACTATTCCGGTGCGCAGTTCATTGGCGACGATCTCGGCGTGCCGTTCGAAATCGCCTATCTTGGCACGGCCTCGGCGTCCGTCTCGTACAACTGCCTGCCGGTATCAGGCACCTTTACGTTGTCGAGTCCAAACGCAGGCGAGGGCGCCGTCTTTGCCATAGGATCGGGCGCCTACTCCACAACAGCGATCCTGGCCGAGGCGATCAACGGCACAGGCTTTTTCGAGGCAATCAGCCTGTCCTCTTCCGGCGGGCAGCTTCCATGTCTGCTGCTGGACGCCTCTTCCGGTGTTCTCGCTTCGGGCGCTACACCAGTTTACGTTAACGTACCGGCCGGACAGAACGACCTGGCATTCTGGGTCAATCAGTTCGCTTCGACGTTGGTCACCGCGGCGACCGGCGTGGGTGCCGTGTCGGGCTATGCAGCGCTGCCGAATGTCGGCACGCCGACGTTCTTTTCCGGGGCGACCGGCGTACCGCCGGTGAACGGGGACTATGCGTCGGGTCTGACACTTGCGCTTGGGGTGCCCGCCTGGACGGTGTTCTGCGACAGCAACGCGACGGCTGTCCAGGCGCTGATGGCGGCACACTGCGAAATTGCGTCCAGCCCACCGTACGGCATGTGGCGCCGGGGTTTCACCGGCTCGTCGATCGGCGACACCGTCGCAACTACCGTGACGAATGCGACGAATCTCGACAGCCTCCAGATGGTCTACGCCTATCCGGGCATTTACGCTACCAACACGAATACCGGGCAAAACCAGCTTTATGGCGGCCTGTACGTGGCGGCGGCCGCGGCGTCGATCGCGACCGGCAACATCGTCGCTCTGCCGCTGACCAACAAGGTGTTGAACGGTACCGGCGTGGAAGGCGCCAACGCTGGCGCGCAGTTGTCGGTTTCGCAGTTGAATACGCTGCAAAACGGCGGCGTCATGGCGATCTGGCAGACTGCGCAGCAGAACGGTCCGCCGACGATCGTCAACGACATGACGACCTGGCAGGCCGACGACAACGTGGAGAACACGTCGTCCCAGCAGGTTGCATGCCGGTACTGGCTGGCGTACTCGACCACCAACACCCTGCGGAAGTACGTCGGCACAATTGCCTCGCCGGTTACCGAGGTGAACATCACCAATGCCATCACCCGGCTGTACAACGCACTGATCTACACCGGCGGGTCGAGCAACGGTGTGCTGGCATCGTGGAACCCGCAGTCCCTGGTGCTGAACTACAGCGGCACCCAGCGGCTGGCCAGTGTGACGGTGCAGGTCACCCTGGTGAACGAGAACGCCTACATCACGGTTTTCGCATCCGTCGAGCCGTTGAACTTCCAGATTGTTGCGACCTAGGAACTGAGACATGCCGGGTTTCACACCGCAAGTCGTCAAGAATAACGTCCGTAACGGTAACCAGGTCGCCGCGATGCTCGGCGATCAGGTCATCTTTTTTGCCCAGACGACAGGCCATCAGTTCCCGTTCGGCACCGAACAGCTTTACGGCATCGGATCGGCGCTGCCGCAGGAAGTCCAGCAGCTTCGCGTCTCGCCGCAGATCAATCTCGATACCTTTGCGCTCACGGTGCAGGGGGTCAATTTGCTCCAGGGCGGCCAGAATCTGAACTACATCCTGGCGGGGAACGTCTTCGATTTCCACGTGTACGACGGCCTGACGCAAACCGTTGTGTTCACCTATGTCGATTGCAAGTGCCAGAATTTCGCCGAGTCAATACCGGCAAATGCGCCGGTGCGCGACACCTACTCGTTCCTTGCGATGGACGTGCTGAACAACGTCGGCGTGAGTGTCCTGAACACCGGTGAAAACGCGATCAGCGTTGCATCCGCGATAGCCTCGGCTGGTGCGGCGGCCGGGACGATCGGCTTGACTGCTTAACTGCGTGTCGATATGGTTGCGCTTCGCATTGCTTTTGAGGAGCGCGCATGTCCGGTACGACCGACGATCCACTTTCGCCAGAGTTCGAAGTCGTCCTCAAATACGGGGAAGGCAGCGACGCGGGCGTTACAACCGAGACATACATCTTCCGAAAGCCCGGCATCTATCATCGGATCGAACTCGGCTATCGCGCCGCCGAAGTCCGGCGAAAGGCGTACCCCGGTTCCGGCGGCATACTCGACTTCGCCGTGGACCGCGCCACCGTCGACTTCGCGCAAAACTGCGCCATCATGGAGATGTACCTCGTACGGTCGAACCAAACGTGGCCGTTCACACCAGGGGAAGACGGCAAACCGGTCGTTGATTCCAGCAAGTTCCCGCCGGATCGCGAACAGACGGTGTGGGATATCGGAGATAGTTTCTCCAAGCAGGTGTTGCGATTTCGAACAAGACGGAATACCGCCGGACCACAGGCTGGCAGCCAAGCTGTGGGTGGCCAGCCGAATCCTGGGTAGTCATGCAGCAGGCGGTCCGTTCGGCAAGCCGCTGACCCAGCACACCCCGGCTGAACTCGACTTTATTCTGGAGATGGGCGCGCGAGACGAGCCCGAACGGTTCACCTTCCTGCGCAACGGTGTGGACCCGCGGCGCGTAGCGAGCGAGGCAGCGGCTGCGTGGGCGTCGGTCGCCATAGACAACGCTGACCGGTTAAAAGTGGCAGGACTGAGCGAAGCCCAGGCACGCCTGAACGCGTACAAGGCGAAGATGGGCGCAGCGCAAACGATGAAGCCAGGCATTACCCGGGGCGGGAAGCCGGTCAATGCCTGAGATCCGCATCGAGGGCAATCCAGGCTATGCGCAGCCCGGCGGGCTGGGTCTCGGCCACATGTCGATCAGCCAGCTTCAGGGGATCGAGGCAGGCGTGGTCGGCGGTTCTGCCGGTGGTGACGGCGGCAACCTGCTTGGCCACTGGATGGCCCGGCACGCTGCGGAAGCAACGTCAGCGTCGTCGACCGGCTGGACAAACCCGAATGCAGGCGCTGGTGGCGGTCCTGCCGGGTCCGCGGAGTTCGGTTTCCTGCGTGCGATCACCACGCCGATCCCTGGTGCACCGGCGTCGTCGCTCGGTGGCATGATCCGCGACATCGACATGCACGGCATGCCTCCAGCAGCCCCTGGCGGCGGCGGCGGTGGCGGCCGTGGCGGTGGCGGCGGTGGGTACACAGCCGCGTGGACGCACTCTCCCGGATCGTGGCTGTCGCCTGCTGCGCTGGCTGGCGCTATCGGCATCCCGCCGCCACCGAACGGCTGGGGCTGGGGCGGGCCGCCTCCCCCTCCCCCTGGTGGCGGGGGAGGCGGTGGAGGTGGCGGCGGTGGAGGTGGTGGGGGTGGCGGACCTGGTGGCGGCGGTGGCGGCGGCTGGGGCGGGGGTGGTGGCGGTTGGGGTGGTGGCTGGGGCGGTGGAGGCTTCGGCGGTGGCGGCCACGGACACTTCGGCATGGCCAACATGCTGGGGGTCGGAGCGACGGCGCGGCTGCTTATGCGAGGCGGCGGCTACGGGCTTGCCGCTATGGCCGGGTACGAACTCGCCACGCTGCCGCAGCATCTCGGCGGCCTGGAGGAGAGCGCGCTAAGCAGCGCCAAGCCGTACATAGACCTGACGAACCGGAGCTACGGCCTCGGCCGCGCGATAGGTGTTGGCGGCGAGGATATCCGCAGCCGGTTTTTCCCGGGTGGCTATCACACACCGGAATGGATGTCGGCCGCTGGGATCGGACCGGCTGAAGGCCTCGATTTGGTGCGTGGTTTTGGCGTCGCACCCCAGAGCGCGACCGATGTCGAAGGCCTGTCCCGCGGCCTGGCCATGAGCCGTTTCCTACCGGGATTGAGCGGCCTGAACACCGGTGACGTGACTGGCACGATCGGCCAAGCCGGACGGTACGGCATGGTCGCGCCGACCGAGGCGGGCGTCCGGGGTTACTCCAATCAGCTTTCCGACACGCTGGAAAACGCCATCACGCGCGGCATGGACCGCACGTCGATCCTGCACTCGATCGACGCATCACTGTCGCTCGCGGTGCAAACCGGCGGCATGGGCATCGGCACGACCGGGCTCCAGGACTTTATGATGCGGTTCTCCAATCTGCCGGGCGGCCGCACCGGAGAGGCCGCGGTGAACGCGCAGGCCGGGCTCGCATCGGCCATGAGCACCGTCGGAAGCGATCCGACACGATCGGTCCTGGCGTGGAATGCAGCGTCCGGGCTGCGCAGCGAGGGTGACGTAAGCCGTCTCGTCGGAACTGAGGCCTTCACCAAGCTGAAGTCCTCACCGGAAGGCTCGGAAGCCGTGCGGATGCTGTTGCAGTCCGTCAGGTCCGGTGACGCGTACGGTGCCATGAAGTGGCTGGACGTAGTCACGGCCGGTAACCCGGCAGCACAGTACAAGGTGCTGTCGCAGAACCCGATCATCAGTCAGCTTCCGCCGGAATTGCGGGATATCGCCGTCGGCAACCTCACCGGAACCGGTACCCAGGCGGCGATGGCGTTGCGCATGAACCCGCAGGGGATGCAGCCCGGGCTGAACACCGCGCCCAACGGTCAGCTAAGCCCAGCCACGGCCGGTTTCGATCCTGCCAAGCGGGCCGATTACCGCGCTGGGCTGTCTCGAATGGGCGTGCTGCCTGACCTGATCGACAAGGTCATGGAGCAGAGCGAGGCGAAAAACGTCAACCCGCTCCTGTCCGGCGCAGTGATGATGCAGGAGTCGACCGGCGGCCGGAACACCGCAATAGGTGCCTATGGGGTGCCGGCGGTGGACAACCCGATGCAGATCGCCGGATCGTCCGGACTGCCGCGGCCGCGCGACCGTATGCAAAGCATCGAGGAAGGCATCGGGCTCCTGCGGACCGACCTGGACGCATCCGGCGGTAACGTGACAGGTGCGCTCCAGCGCTACACCGGCGGCCTGACGCCGGAGTACGGTGCCGGCGTCAACCGCAGTCTCGCCCAAGCCGGGATGACGGGCAACATCCCAACAGACGTCCTGTCGCTCCAGGCAACCGTGATGACCGCCAGCATGGCGGGAGCGGCGACACAGTTCGGCGAGATCAGCGGCATCATTCCGCATTTCAACGCAGCTTTGGAAACGGCGGTGGTCGACTTCAACGCGCTGCACGCGGCCATGAGAAGGATCATCGACAGAGGAACACAGTCGGGTGTCGACTGGTCGAGAGTTGTTCCGCCGCAATAGGTTACTGGTAGTTCCTGTCGTGGGCTTGTCCCGGATGGACGCCGTTCGAACCGTAGACTTTCACGGATCCCGGGATCGGCGGACCATACGGCACACAGCCTGTGAAGGTGTCATTGTAGTAGTCGGCCATGATTTGCGAATAGGTTCTGCACTCCGCTGGCGCCCCTCTTTCGATATCCCTTTGGACGGTGTCCAGCAAAAAGAGCAACAGGACCACGGTCGCTATCGTACCGAGGACTATGTTGACGACCCGCATGGGGATCAGGAAGAGAATGAGGAAATGCACGGCACGCGTCTTTAGCATGTTGTGCCGTTGCATATAGCATGTAAATGCGTGGAGCGCAAGGTAAATGTCCGATGTCATCGCGGCCGTCGCCGCAGGGATCGAAGTGTACCCATTCGAAGGCGGCCCGTTCTATATCAACGGCGGCCAGATCCGCTCGATCACGGTGACGAAAACCCTGCGGGGTGGCGGCGACGGCCGGTTCTCGATCGAGTTGGCGCCTGGTGGCCCGTACGGGCCGGAATCGGCACCGGACTGGACCGAGATCATCACCCCGGGCTCGCATGTGCTGATCGGCATGCAGCGTGGTGCTGATTCGGCGATCGTCATGGACGGCGTCGCCACCGACACGTCGGAAGACCAGCGTTGGCAGTCCACGCCGGAAGGCTCGACCGCGGTGCGCTCGCCGGCGATTGTCGGTTCGGACTTCGCGTGGTTTTTCAACACGGCCAACTGGTACAGCTTGGCGATGTACGGGCTTACCATCAACTCCGGGCTGCAAAACCAGCTTGGGCTGCTGCCGGCGAGCATCGTGCCGTTCATGTCGCAGGGCATGCAGGGGCAGCGCGGCCCGGCCGTGGTCGGCGACAAATGGTGGCAGGTGATGGCCAGCAGCGGTGTCGGCATGCTGAGCACCACCTTTGTGCCGTACGGCGGCGGCTATACGCGGCTGGCGTTCAACACCCTGGTGTCGGAAAACCTGGAAAACTACCCCAACGTCGTCATCCCGGTTACCGAACAGTTCACCGGGCTGGAATCCTGGATGGCCAAATTCATGGACATCTTCCCGTGGCCCTGGTACGAGTTTTTCGTCACCACCGCGCCCAACGGGTTATACGGGCTGCCGGGAGGCGGGGTGACTGCACCCGGCACCGTCTTTTCCATGCAGGAGTTCCCCTACGCGCTGCCGTCCGGACCCCAGATGGTGGCGCGGGTCAATCCTGTCCCGCGCTTCGATTTCCCGGCCACGCCGTCGCCCAGCACGTCCGCGCCAACGCCGCTCGACATGTCGCGCTGGAACGCGCTGCCCAAGACGACGCTGTCCGGCTTTGGGTTCTATGAATCGACCGTGTCGTTCTCGTCCGATGAAGTGCGCAATTTCTACAAGCTGAACCCGACGGCGTACTCGACGATATTCAGCGAAGGCGGGAACAACACGCCGTTCGCGTTCATTTTCGCCGGTGCTGCGGATCCGGCCTCGGTGCACCGCTACGGATACCGGCCGTGCGACGGCACCACCCGCTGGTTCTATGACCCGCAGGGCACTATCGCCGCTTCAGCAGGCACCGGCATGCTGCAATCGGTCTCGACGCTGACCGCGGCGCTCGCCTCGTGGTGGCATCCCCTGGCGCTGATGGCGCGAGGCCAGGTGACGGTGCCGCTCGCACCGTCGGTCTACATCGGCACGCGCTATGAGTATGCGCCGTTCAAGGATGGCCTGCTGTGGACCTTTTACGTCGAAGGCGTGACGCACCATTTCGTCTTCGGTGGCCAGTCGTCGACGACGCTTACGCTGTCGCGTGGGCTGCCGTCCGGGGTCTATGCGGACTCTGGCTCCGCTGGGCTCCTTCAGGCGATCTACACCGGCAACGCGATGCGCCAGTATGTGCCGGGCGCCAGCAGCATCTACCAGCAGGGCTTGCCGGAAGGGACCGGACAGGGGCTCCAGGTGTTCAACAGCCTTCAGGCGGCCGGGACACTGGCGCAGCAGATGTGGCAGGGCTTCGTCACGCCGCAGACGCCCTCGCCGTAACCTACGGGATCGGACCTGGCAGCGCCGGTGCAACCCACGCCCCTCCGGCGTTGCCTGCGGCAAGCGCGGTCAGCAGCGCGTCATCGTACTGCGCGACCGCTTCGGCAAAGGCGACGAACTCCGCAGTGCTGGGGAACACGTGTGGCGCACCGGACAAATCAGGCCATGCCCGTGTCGTCTGTCCGTTGGTGAATTTACCTGTTGTGGCGATGTAGGTTTGCTCCGCAGCTATCCGGCCAAGACTGGCTTGGTCGAGAGCGTAGGCGCCATTGAGCGACGGCGTACCGGTACTGACGATCGCCACACCTACAGCGACCGCTACGCTATACGCTGTCTGCGCCACCTGTGCCGCTGTCAGTGGCACTGTGTATGGTACCAGTTCGCCGTTGGAAACTGCCCAGCCGCCGGGATTGGCCAAGTGTGCGGTCCACTGGACGGCGCTAACCTCCAGCAGATTGGACTCTGGCGGCAGGTTCGGGTAGTTGGCGAAATCGGTGTCGTACCAGGTTATGACGGGTGATGGCGACGGAACGGTAGGATCGAACTGTGCGTACAAAGACATCGTTAATACCCTATCGCTATGTATTCCATGTTGCACGGCGTATTCATGTGGGCACCAAAACCTGTCAGGCTTCCGAATGCCGCAACCGCTCCGTACGCTGCTGTGCTATTCACCGCACAGCCAACGACAACCAAGAGCGCAGTTGGAAAGGCGATCGGATAGGTCACAGAGTAATCGTTGGTGCCGGGGGTCAGCGCCTGGGCCCCCTGAATGATCAATCCGTTCGGCAGCCTTTCGTACCAGCCGCCGGAATTGCCGCTAAGTACAAAGTCGTTAAGCACTACACAACGGGCACTGTCACCAGATCCAAACGCGCCGAACGCCGCACGCAAACCGGCATTGTTGGCAGTGAACAGGTTCCCGGACATAGTGAAATTGGAACCACCACCAGAGTCGTACAGAATCAGACTGCCGCCTGAGACAATAGCGATACCCGTTCCACCGGTATATTGAATATAGTTACCTGACCCAAACTCTATTAGCTGAGTGCCGCCGCTGTTGGGGTTGATGTAGAACGCTCCGGATGAACCTAAGTACAGGACACCGTCTACGGCAGCGTTGTTGCTCACCGTAAGGCCACCAGCGCCGGCAACAAAGACACTGCCATCGACTGTGAGATTGCCGTCTATTGTTTCGCTACCGTCAACCGTCAGGTTTGTGCCGACAACTACCGATCCGTTGAACGTGTTGGTGCCGCCCGTCCACGTGTTGCTTGCGGTAAGCAGCGTGGACGGGGAGAATGCGAGGGCTGCGTAAGATCCCGGGTTGCTTGCACCCAAAGCCCAGAACGTCACGGATCCACTAGGCGCAATTACGACAGAGCTTGTCGGCGCGCCGCCGCTCATTCCCCAGATAACATCGGTGCTGGTTGTGGCGACGGTCTCGTTGCCGTTTGTCAGGTTGACAAAGGTGAACGGCAGTCCGTTGGCGCCGCTTGCCGGGGGCAGTGTGTGCGTCAGTCCGGCGGCAGTAGGATACAGAACAAGCTGCGCCTGTGCAGGCGTCAGAGTGCCGCCGCTTGCCAGGAACAGAGAGGGAAGCGCTTGGCGATTCGCAGCGCGCTGCTGGTATCCGGTATTATAGGCGGACAAGGTGGACTGGCTTGCCGTCAGGGTCGTGCGGAAAAGTTCGAAGGTATTGACGTTGTCGATCCCGCCAGTCACCGCGGTAAGTGCTGTCGTGTAAAGCTGCTGGGCATAGACGACCGTCGGCACCGTGTTCGGGTTATAGGCCGGATGCCCTGGCGGTGGCCCGGGCACCGGCATCGGTGTCTGCTGGATCGTGGTGATCGTCGCGGCAAGATACGCGGTGACGCTGCCGCTGGCGGGCACCAGCGGCGCGAAATTGACGGTATAGGTCTGGGTGTCCTGGCTGGTCTGTGTGCCGTGGGCGCGCACGACAACGCTGCCGGACGACATGATGCCCCACGGGGAGGGAAGTCCGATCGTGGCGACCATGCCGGAGAACGAAACCGTCATGGACTCGGGCGAAAGCAAACCCGGATCGGCCCACGCTGCTATACCGACCGACGCGAAGTCTCCCGACACGATACCGAAAGCGGGGTTCAGGCCACCGACTGCGCTCGCGTCCAGGAACTGCGGATCGGAAAACAGGGGGATCTTGATGGTACGTCTCCTACGGGTAGGTGATGACCAGCACGCGAACCTCGGTGGTAAGATGCATCGTCACTGTAGTCACGTTGGTCAGGGTCTGGATAGGCGCCGGGTTTGCCGTCCCGGCCGGATTGGTCAGGCTGTAGTCTACCACCTTGGTCATTGCCTCGTCATTAAACGTCACGGTGACGGTTGTCGTGGTGCCGAGAGCGAGCGCGTTTTGTTCGTTCCAGATGAACAGATACAGTATTCCGTTGGAGCCCTGGAACAGCGCCGACTGGCCGCCACCGGAGGCCTGGGTACTGGTCACGCCGCCAAAGCTACCCGTCCACTTCGCTGGCAGGCCACTGAGGGTGTAGTTCAGTTTGCCCGGCGTGAAGGTATGGCGTGTCGTGGCCGCGTCAGTGCAGAACAGGAAGAAATTATGAACCACGATCGCCGCGTTGCGCGGCGAACTCGAATTGTACTGATTGAAAAATCCGACCGGATAGGCAAAAGGCGGTGACGTCGCGTTGTACTGGTAATCGAACATGTCGAACCAGATCAGCGCCTTGACGTTGTAGTACATATAGCCTGCCAGCCACGCGCAAGCGAGATAGTAGCCGCTGATGGTCTCACCCGCAGACTGTGCCGCCGAGGTGTTGTACAGCAGCGGATGAAACTCGGTGACCACGCCGTTGGCAGGGAAGCCGATATTCGAGCCGATCATCAGGGTGCGGCGGTAGATGTCGTTGGACGGTGCGCCGCCGTTCGGATAGTTGTGGCCGTTCCATAGTGTGCATTCACCCGCCACTGTCGACAGGTTGCTGCCATAGTAGTCGGCCGCATAGGTGTTCGATCCGTTATCGACGCACGATGGAGCGGCGACCGGCTGGGTTGCGTTCCAGGTGCTCCAGACAAACGCTTGCTGCGTGAGGCAGTCGGCAACCGGCTCGTTCGTGTTGCCGCCGGGATTGGGCTCGTTCACGCCTTCAGCAAAAGCCAGGATGCCTGCGGATATGAGCCCGCTGACGACAGCCTGTGTGGCGGCGTTGGTCCAACTCCAGCACGACGTCCACCTGACATTCGGCATGGACGCCTGGATGATGGTGCAGATGTTGACCTGGTCGTTCTCGGTCGTCGTACTGGTGCCGTCTGTGTAGATGCGGCAGGTCAATCCCATGCCGGTATTGGCCGTGAGGTACTGCAACCCGGTCACATAGCCCGCAGCTATCTGGGCGTTGGTCGGCGTGTTGGGATAATCGTTGTAACCGATGGCGCCGTCCTGATTGTTAAAGAACCCGTTGACGCCGATGGTTTCCAGGAAATCGGCAATGCGGCCAGCCTGTGTGCCGGTTGCGTCGCCGACGACATTGCCTGCGGCTGTCGTGGCAACGGTGATAAAAGGCGTGACAGCGTTGCCAAGCGCGTTGACGGCGATCACCTGGAAATCGTACGAGGTGCGGGTCGTCAGACCGGTGACGTTATACGATTCTGTGGTCAGCCCAGTTACGACGTTGGCCCAAGTGGAACTGCCGGTAATCCTGTTCTGCACCGTGTATGTGAGCGGTGCAGTGCCGACAGCAGATGCTGTCCAGGTAAGTGCAACTGACGTGCTGCCTGCTGCGCCGGTCAGATTGGTCGGCGGTGCTGGGGCGAAGCTATCCCACGCCGTATAGCCGGATGGAACCGTGTAGGCAAACGTCTGTTCGCCAGCATTCAGCACTTTGATGCCGACGCTGCCTGCTTCTATGGTGACCGCGATATTGATCGAATTGTTCAGGCCTAGCTGGTCCCACAACTGCACGAAAATAGAATCAGTGCCGGTAGACGATGACGCGGTATAGGTCAGCGACGCGATGTCGGTTTGGCAGTTGGGGAAGGTATCCGATACCGATATTGAGTTGGTACCGTTGCCGGTAGCCGATCCGCCCGTGACCACTGTGTTCAGCGTGCAGATGCCGGACGTGCAGTCCACATTCAATGCACAGGTGCCGCCCAGCGGCTGATTGGTGTCGGAAAGGGTCAGCCCGGTAATCGCCAGCGTGGTGCTGACACCGACTGTCGCGGTCGCCGGGCCGCTTACGACGGGCTGTGACGCACCGCTGTTCTGACTGCCCGACACACCGCTGGTCACGGAGGAGCCCAGCGCACCGAAGGCGATGAAATAGGATCCGGACACCGCAGTGGCCCACGAATAGCCGCCGGTATTCGTCGCTGGGTTGTCGCCGGATCCGGTGGCATCCCATGTGGTTCCGTTATAGGTGAAGAATATCTTTTTCGTGGTGGGGTTGACAGCGACGCCCAGCACCGTTGCTGCGGTCCAGGCTGGCATGGCGGACCCGACCGCGACGTTGTTCAGATGGACCGCACCGGTTTCCAGCAGGCCTATGCCATTGTTGTCGCCGCCCAGCCCGGCAGCGGCTGTCTCCACCCACGAGGAGTCCGCGATACCGACGACTTCACTGGAGCCAGAGGTTGTCAGGGTGATTTCGAAATAGCTTGGCACGCCTGGCATGGCGGACGTCGAGCGAACGCCAGCCTGCGCCGCGCTGTTCGTTGTCGCCGTCAGGTTGCCGTTGGACAGCGTCATGCCGGACTGGTCAGACGGGTTCCACGTCGTAGCCGCGGCCGCGGCCGCGCTGCCGGTGATCGTCTGGGCCAGGGTGGAGAACGGCGAATTGGACGCGCCGGATTGCGTGCCGGTGATGATGACCGAGTACGTTCCGGCGGGGAGAACGCCGAAGGTTTGCAGGGTGGTTCCGACGATGCGGAAGCTGGACGCGTTCGTGCCCGACAGCGACAGCGTGCCGCTGAACGTGCCACCATTCATCACCACAGAGATCGTGCCGACCGTCGCGTTGTTCACGGTGTCGACGAACGTGTTGTTTGACAGCGTGATGGACTGGAACGACAGCGGTGGTGGCGGCGCCGCAGCACCGGTGATCGTCAGCGGTGACGTGGAAAACGGCGAGTTCGACGCACCGGCCTGCGTGCCGGTAATGACGATCGAGTACGTTCCGCCGGCAAGGGTGCCGATGGTTTCCAGAGTTGTGCCGACTATCTGGAAATCGGCTGCATTCGTGCCGCCGACCGCCAGAGTTCCGCTGAATGCGCCATTGGTCATCGTCACCGCTATGGTGCCGACGGTCGCGTTCGCCGTGGTGTCGATGAACGTGTTGTTTGACAGCGTGATGGACGAGAAAGCTGGCGCAGCCGCGCTGCCTGTAATGGTCAGTGGCGATGTAGAGACAGGCGAGTTTACCGCGCTGCCTTGCGTGGCGGTGATGACGATCGAGTACGTTCCGGCAGACAGGCTGCCGACAGTCTCCAGTGTGTTTCCGACAATCTGGAAACTTGACGCGTTCGTGCCGGACAGCGACAGTGATCCGGTAAACGAACCGATATTCATCGCCACGTTTATGGTGCCGACTGTGGCGTTGCTTGTGCCGCTGACAAAAGACGCGTTCGACAGCGTGACCGACTGAATGGTTATCGGTGGTGGCGGTGGCGGCACATACGGTGGTGGATGGCGCCGCGATCCAGGCGACGTTATGGGTGGCCAGGTCCCGTGAGGACCGGATGCCAGAAGATAGCCTTGCTGTCCGAGGTTAATCTGCGACAAGGAACAGATCCGGAATTAGGGGTTGCGCGTTGCATGTCGTGGCGTTCAGCAGCGATGTTGGCGCGGTGCCGGTATTGACGAGATAAGAGCCGATCGTCGCACCAGCGCCAAGGAATGCTTCTGCACCAAGGTACAGTCCAGTGCCGGTTTGCTGCACCGAAAACGGCACACCGGCCGGGCGAATCCGGCCAAGCGACACGAGAAACGTGATGACCTGCGGCAGTGTCATGGTGGCAGGTAGAGTTATGGCGTAGCCGAGCCCGGAAGCGTTCTCGACTACGGAACCGCCGGGTGCAAACAGTGCGATCCACATCTGGATTGCTGGCAGGGTACCGACCCATGCCAGCACTGTTTCAGCGATGCGGGTCGCGTAGGGAATGTTCCCTTCACCCTGATTGCGCGGTACCTCGAAAAGCAGTCCCCAGACGTCGATCCATCCGTCTATCGCACCGCTGAAAGACACTGCCTGCGCCATCGTGGCATCAGCACCAGAGGTGAACAGCGATTCCGCGGACGCCAGCGCGTTTATGAACTGCGCGTAAGGATTGCCCGGCGGCTGGAACGTCGCCGGAAGGTCGGTCAGTTGCGCGATGACGGCCTGGAAATTCATGCTTACCCCACCGTCACGGACAGCGAAGACAGGATGACACGCGTGCCAATCCCGCCACTGACGACCGGCACAGGTGTGCTGGAACCCGAATAGTACAGGCTGACCGACAGGCTGCTGAATGCGCCGAGCCCAGCATCGGCCACACGGCCCGCTATCTGTGGCTGGCCAGCGCTGTTGATGCCGGACGTGCCGGGCATCGGCGCCGATATCCCAAGGGTGTTGAAGTAGTTCGTGACGCCGCTGGTGACGGCTGCTGTAAGGTTGCTTGCCGTCAGCAGGCCTGGGATCAATGTGCCGGAGACGATAACCGAAGCGTAGACCGGTGCGGCGGCGAGCACCTGGTACGGCACACCGACCGGCCTGAAACCGGACTGATTGGCGATGTAGTTGCCACTGATCCACGCCTGGACCGCTGCGACCAGCGATGGGCTGGCGTTGCCGTTGCCGTTGTCGATGTACACCACATACCCTGCGATGCCGGACGCCGCGCCGCTACCGGCATACAGAAACGGCTCATAGCACGCGGCAAAAGCGACGATCTCGCCGGTGCCGCTGGCCGTGACGCCGACCGGGGAGTTCGCAACGGCAACCGGTGACGACAGCCCAAGAGAGGCCTGCCGGGCGGTGAACTCGGCCAACGCGGTCGACTGGGTGCCGGGATCGGCGCCGCCCGCCGTGGCGACACCATTGCTGACGAACAGCGGGTAGCCGAGGCCGGTAAGGGGTGTTCCGGCTATTCCGGACGCCGGTACGTTCCCAGCGCTTCCTGCGACAGTCGCAATGACGCCTGCTGTCACACTGGCTGTGCCGGACGCCAGGGTAGTCGTCGCCGTGGTGGCGAATTGCACGCCGCCCGGCGTCTGCACCAGGGTGCCGCTTGGGATCGGTACTGCCTGCGTGGTGGGGAGCGCTGTGGCGACCGGGAAGGACGTGGCGAACACCACGGTGCCGGTTGCCGGTAAAGCGATCGAGGGTGTGACCCCAAACAGCGACATAGCGCCGTAGGCCAGCGCCTGGAACGCCAGGGCCAGATCGGAGACGGACTGCACCTCGACCACGGACCCAAGCGATTCATTGAGCGTGCGTACTTGCGAGCCTTCGTTGTAATCCGTCAACGTCCCGGTCATGCCCGCCATCAACGCGATCATGTTGGCGGTTATCTGGACCGTGGTGGGCGTGGCGGCGACGGTTGGGGTCAGGGCACCGGACATGCGGGGTCTCTATGGCAGGGGTGAAATCACCTGGTTTACGCCGACAGGAACAGCGCCCGGACCGATCGGCAGAACGGCGCCCGAGAATGTCGCCAATCGCCCCGGTTGCGCTGTCGCCACCGCAGACAGCACGTTAGCCGTACGAGGATCGGCGGCTAATGCCGCAGCGCCGAACGCTGCAAGTCGGGAGGCCTCATCGACCCCCTGCACGGCGCCGATCTCGTACGGGATCCGGCTGCCGTAGCCCGGATGATAGATCAGCGTGCCGAGCGGGGTTTGCAGCCGCCGTCCCAGCGCCCGGGCATAGTTCGTGTAACCGGCGATAAGCTGGATATCGCCAAGCCACGCGGGTTGCGGTCCATTGATGGGCCCGAAATCGTAGTCCACCCCGAGTACGTTCGCCGCATAGGTTGGCGGCGTGGCACCGGCGGGCGGCACGACGCTGCCAGGGAGCAACAGCGGCGTGCCGGACGACGCCAGGGCTTGGTTCGCCGGACCCGGGAAGGGCGGCTGCACGTCGTTCAGCGACGCGATGCTGGACCACGCCGCATAGCCGCCGGCGGCGCGGGCCGCCAGGTCCATCAGCGTCTCATTCTGCCGCAGCGCCGCGGTCGTCACGTTACCGGTGCCCTGGCCGCGCAGCGACAGCAGGAAATAGGCGACCTGGATGGCCAAGCTGCGCAGCTTGAACCGGATGACGGCCGCCTGCTGATTGGCGATCGAGGCTGGCGCTGACATCAGCGAAGCGGCGTCGAGCAGTAGGGACGGCATCGCGACAACGCCGTTCCAGAGTGCCAGCGTGTTCGTCTGGGCGAACCCGGACGCCGTCAGTGCCGCCAGCCCACTCGACACGGTCGACGCTACGCGGAACTGCCGGGCGGCGGCGTCATAGGCGTTGGTCAGGGTAGCGCCCTGCACGACCTGAACTGCATTCGTTATCGTCAGCCACGCTGTTGCGGTGCCGCTGGCGTAGGTGGTCAAGGTCGCGCTCGTAAGTCCGGACGGCGGTGTCTCGGCCTGGAACCCCATGCACCATTCGAGATAGCCGGTATCGGCAATAGCAGGCTGCCCGGCGCCGAGGTACGCGATTGCGTTGAACGGGTTGGCTGTCGGCGGCAGTGCCAGGAGTCCGCTGGCCGCTGCTGCTACCGAGGCCACGCGCGCCGTGAAATAAGTTTGCGTGACGGGATCCAGGTCAAGCGGCAGCGCCTGTACGGCGGCGAGATTGATCGTCTCCTGGGCAAGTGCATTGGCGGTTGTCCACAGTGCCACTGCATCGGCGCCGTTCATAAAAGTCTGGAAACACGACAGGGCGCCTTGCGCCGCGGTTGCGGCAGGCGCTGAACCGCTGGCCAGCAGATTGGCAAGCCACGTGGCGGCTTGGTAGCAGGTCGAGAATACCTGGCCAGGGTAGCCTGCAAACGGTTGTTCGTAACCGCCGCTCATATCACGCCTCCAGGACTGTATGCAGTGAGGAGCGCCCCCAGCGTCGAAGCAGCATTGATCGCTGCTTGCTGGGCTGGTGTAGCGATCAGGTTCATCAATGCGTCTATCTCGCCAAGCACGGGAACACCAGCGGGGTAGACCGCAGCCCACCGAAAGCGATAGTAGATCAGGGTCGGACGATCGTTTGCCTGCCTGAACACCTGCGGGCCGACCGGTTCCACAACCCAGTACTGGTTCATGTAATAGTCATAAAATTCCAGCGTGTAGAGTTGCGGGTTGCCTGCTGCGCGCTGTCCTTGGTTCAGCACGGCATACTGTGCCAGGAACTGCTGAAGCAGTTGCATCGACTGCACGCCGTTCAGCAAAAACCCATCGCTCATGTGACGGTCATATCCCGTCGTGCCTTCAAGCGTGTAGACCGGCGGCGCGAGACCGTAAACGTCCATCACCCGCGTCACACCGCGGCTGATGACCGGACCCTGTGTGTCGGTGAACGACGAAAGCGACGAGTAGTCCATGCGCAACTGCGACGGCGTGATCGGGAACGTGTATGTGGATATCTCACTATAAACCTGACCGGGACTCCTTATTGACAGTTGATACAAGGCCGGAATGGACCCAAGACCGACCGGCAGTGTGCGGAACATCTGACCCATGCTACGCCACCTGAACCATAACGCCGGGAATGCTCGTCGCGACAAAAACACCGCTTGTGGTTGTTAGTATAGCAGACGGAGATATTGGTGACGTTTGCGCTTGTCCGGAAAACTGCTGTACAATCCCGCTCGACGACAGCACCGCGCCGGACGTGAAGTGCCAAAGGGTGTTCTGTATCGTCGCCACCCAGACTCCACCGGATGCGTCCAGCCCGATCGCCGATGGGATATGCCCAACACCCATCCCGCCAGTTACCCAAGCCGAGCCGGTCCACAAAGCTGTCGAGCCGGACAAAGGTTGTGTCAGCGCGTACGGTGAACCGGAGAAGCCGTACAGCGGCGTGCTGCCGGAGCCCATGACAAACAGCGTGGTGTACGACAGGCCGAGTCCGACACGGGCGCCCAGCGACAGGGCGACGCTGTTCTGCTGCGACAGTGTGCCGGACGCCGAGTACCCGAAGATCCGCAGCAGGTTGTCGCTGGGGATCGCCAGTATGATGCGCCCCTGCTGCACGATGATCGACGTCGGCGCGGCACCTGCCCATGTGCCGCTGGCGACCACTGCGGCGCCGGACACCAGGGCCACCGCGCCGCTGCCCGCCACATAGACCTGGCTGAACTGGTCGACCGCCATGACGGTCGGCACAAAGCCGATCGCGGCGGACGCGCTGAACGCCCACGCCCCGGGCGGTGTCAGGTTGTAGTACTGCACCGCTCCCGACATCGCCACGGCGGCGCCGGACGCGCCGTACGGCGCAACCGCGACGATCCCGGACAGGCCTGTGATTGCGGTGCCCGACGACCACGTGCTGCCCGCATAGGTCAGCGGTACTGCCTGTGACTGGCCGGACATCGCCACCAGGGCATCGGTCGAATCGCCGGCGACCGTCACGGAGCACGCCCCGGACACCGTCAGGGTCTGGGCGAGCGACACCACGCCTGCCGTGTACGCCAACACCTGCACGGCGCCTGACGCTGGGCTGCACGCCAGCGCCTGTGTGCCGTCCGGGCGCCAGGCCACGGCCGTCAGGTTCGCGAGCCCGGTGACCGACTGGGTCTGCGCCCACGCGTCGGCGTACGGTCCTGGTGCACCCCACAGGAGCGCGTGGCCCGATCCGACCGCGAGCATCGACGTGTTGATCTGCGGATCGAGCGCGGCCGCAGCCATCCCGGACAGCGACGGCGCGACGGAATACCCGGCCACCGCCAGCCGGTCGCCGGACGCCGCGGCGATACAGGAGATCGTCGTCATGCCTCCGGGCAGCGCGATGAAGCCGGTGGCACCGTTGCTCGCGTTCATCAGCCCAACGCCGGATGACGGCATGGGCGCCATCAGGGTGGTGCCGCTCGATACCAGGGGCCGCGCCGGGAGCGGGAACGTGCCTACCAGGGCACCGCCCGAGCCGTAGACTGTGCCGGTGGCGGCGAGGGCAAAGCCGGATCCACCTGCATAGGCGGTGCCGACATAGACCTGTCCGGACGGCAGCACGCCGGACGTGATGACGCTGCCGGACGTAACGTGCTGAACCGTACCGTCCCATGTGGTGGCGTACACGCCACCCGACGTATCAGGGGCTGCGGAGCCGAAGCCGTAGCTGCCGCTGCCGATAGCGATTGCAGAGCGGAACACGTTCAGGGAGAACGGCCACAGGACGGGTTTTGTCCAGTCCGGTACAGCCATGCCCGCGCCGAAGGGCACGAGAGTCGTGCCGCGCGCAGTCGCGCCCGAGGGAGGCCAGGACCACGCCGGGATTGCCATGCAGTGATGCTACCACGCGCCTTCGTGCGGACGGCATGGGGCGGCGATCCGCGTGCCGATAGCATGCGGTTCATGGGCAGCCTTAACGGATATCTCGATCTGGGAACCGCGGTCACCGGAAACGAGGTGACGACGCCGCCATCCTTTGCGAACTACCATTCACAGCCGATCAGCTTCGACGTGGTCAACGAGGGTACACTCGTTAGCAACACGCTATGCATTTTTGGGCCGGTGTCCGGGACGTGGGGTACGCTGACGTCCCTCGGTATCAGTGATCTGAACCACAATCCACTGTTCGCTGGGCTCGCGTCGGCCGCCCTGGTAACTGAGAACGGTCTGCTTATCCAGATACCGCCAGGTGCCGTGTCGATTGTGCCGTCGCCCGGGCCGCCGTTCCAGGTCAGCGGTGGGTTTATCGTCGCGCCGACCAATCCAGGCCTGCCGACATCATCGGGCAGTCTGTGGCCGGGTGCAGTGTGGTGGGCTGGCGGTGCAAGCGGGCTTATCGGCATCGTGCCGGGCGTGACGCCAAACCCGCTTGCGCCGCCGACGTACCTGGCGAACATATCGCCAACGTACTTGCTGATTTACGGTGCGGGCTACCTGCCGCTTAGCAACCCGGGTGCCGGGTCGCTTGAACTATGGAACAACAGCGGTTTTATGGCCCAAGCATAGATACTGCCGCTGCATCCGGCCGTTTTCATCGATGGTGGCGCGTATGTCGCCTGTGCCGCAGGGGCCGAAGGCGTCAACGACGCGCCACCATGTTCCTTGATTGTCTTTCACCCATCCGCCGCCAGCCGTACGTGTCGGGTCAGATCGCCGCTCTACGACGTAAAGCGATTCTGTCCCGGTCATTTTAGGCCGACGGTGCCGGTGCGGCTGGCGGCGTCATGGCTGCACTCAAGCTACCAGCTTCATTCGTGATCGACGTCGACGCTGCGGTGATGTTCGTGTTTGCCGTATCGAGTGCTGCGATGGCAGACTCCAAGGTCGTCTTGTCGGCAGGCGTCAGGGTGTCACCGGCGCTGGTGACGACGCCCTGAAGACTGGTGATCGCCGAGGCGATGACCGACGTCTCATTGGTCACCGCGGTGCCCAGATTGGCGACGTTGGTGGACAGGGTTGCAACGCTGGCCGAAAGATTGGCAATGTCGGTGGAGACGGTCGTGCTCATGGCTTTCACCTGTGTTGAGAGAGCGGTTAAGCTGGTCTGCATCCCCTGGACGATGTTCAGGATCTGACCGATGCGCGGGTCGAAAATACCGAAATCAGGGCGATCCGACATAGCGTTTCAGATCCTCCAGGAGACGAGTGGCTTGTCGCACTTATACCAGTGCAGCGTCAAGTTCGGCTTCGGCTGGCAGAACATCTTTCAGGAAGCCCACAGACGCACGCGCACCGTAAAAGTACTGCTGCCAGGTTTCCAGGTCATGGATCCAGTCAATACCAGTCGTGCTGCCGCGAGCGATCATAAGCCGGGCGCCAGCCGCATTCTTACGCATCGACCAGTACTGGCCGTCCATCGGATGCCGCCAGTCCCACGCGCCAGTCTGGTCGTAAAGATCCTGCACCGCGTCGATCGCTTCAACGATCGTTGCTGCTGGGTTTGTTGGATCAGGCGGCAGCTTGCGGCACCCGGCCTGATACAGCGTCGAATGGTGAAAGCGAAACGGCCCCCACGGGTCTGTCAAAAGGGGCGGTTCATTGATTTCTTCAAACGGCGCCATCTGCGCGTAGTCGAGTTCTGGCTCGACATCGAACGGCACCGCTGTCACCAAATCATAATCCGGAAATCGGCCGCAGTAGTTCCGGATGCTGCGCCAAAGGCATGGTGGGGCTTTCGACTTCAGCGCGGCGTTGCCTGGTCGCGGGCAGCCGAACAGATAGACGCCGTCCACCGGCAGCTTACGCTGCCACCGGGAGACGGCATAGAGCCCAGCCGCGGACGCGCCGAGGCTGTGCCCTACGACATAGACTGGCGCGGTCATACTGTTCCGGTGTCGATGACCGACTCGATGGAAACGCCGACCGGCACGCCCATGCCTGTGCATGCGTCGGGCCCGACCTGTGCGTCGTACGCACCGTTGCTGCCCGTGACGATATCGACGAACGCACGGGGGTTCTTGTAGAAGTCCGGCGTGATGAACCCCAGCTTGCTGCCGCAGGCTGCAACCATCCCAGCCCAGAACGGTGCCACCGCCGAGGTGCCGCCGAAAATCTGCACCTGTCCGTCGAGCACGATCTCATAACCGGTGCGCGGATCGGCGTTTGCCGCAACGTCCGGCACCATGCGGCCGAGCCCGGTGGGTGCTGCCGGAATGCCAATCTGCCACGCCTGCTTGACGAACAAGGTCGAGAAGCCGCCGCCGGTGCCTTCACCGTTGGTTTGGCCGGGGTTGTCGTTCCAGACGGTTTCCTCGCCACCCTTGGGCTTGCTGGTGCCGCCGCAGCAGATGACGTGCGGACAGGAGCCCGGACAATCCACATTGGCCGGGGTGGGCCCGCCGTCGCTGGAGTCGTTGTCGCCTGCCGCGGCGAACACCACCATGCCCATCGCCGTGGCCTGCGCGGCGATGGTTTCCATCGCTGTCGCCGCGGCGAGACCCCACTCCGCTTCGTCCGCGCCCCATGAGATCGAGCAAACGTCGCAGCCATCGGCTGCCGCCTTCGCGACCGCGGCGCCGATATCCCGCGCCCAGTACATGCGGATCTCGGCAGGCGCGCTGGTCATGTACGCATTCACCGCACCGGCAATCTGGATATCGAGCGCCACCTCGCCGTCGGCATCGCTCCTGCCAGGATTGTTCGTGGTGCCGTCGACCGAGACATCGACGATGTTCGGCGCCGGCAGATGCATTGTGGCGAAGGCCTGTGCAACGTCGGACAGACGGTAGCCGCCGCCAAGTTCCACGATGGCGATGATGGCGTGGTTCACCTGCTTTATCGGCAGGTCGTACGCTGCACAGAGTTCCGGGATCGTCCACGACGTCGGGGGCGACGGGTGGCGCTTCAGATAGTTATGCATCGTTCCTCCAGTTAAGCCGTAAGCTGGCTATCGAGGCTTATAGCACGGACAGTGATGCGCGCGCTGCCGCTGGCGTAGGGGTGACGATCTGATTGACCGCCGCCTCGATAATGGGCAGCAGGATGATAGCCGCGTCCAAAGCCAGCGTGACTTCCAGCGGCAGGCCTGGGATCCCCGCGACGGCGCCGACGATCGCGTTGATGGCCGCCTCGACCTGCTGGATCAGCGGCTGCGCCGCGGTCGCCGTTGTCGCGGTCTGCAACGCCGCCAGCGTCGCCTGCAACGCGCTGACGGCCGTGTTCACGTTGGCAACCATCGTCGGATTGATGCCCGGAAACAGAGACAGCGTGGATGTTGCCGTCTGCACCGCACCCGCGATTAGCTGGGTGTCGGCAATGATTGTGGACAGGGGGATGGTCATGTCTGGGATCCTTTCAAGAGACGCTGGGTCAGCCGCTTTTCGCAGTCAGGCTGCTGCGCAGTGACGCAAACCCGGCTGCGAGGTTCTGGTCAAGCAGTGTCGGCAGCTTGCTGACATCCGCCTTGATACTGGCAATCTCGGCCGCCGTCGCTTCACTGAGCGCATTCAGGCGTGTGAAGATCGCCGCCACCGCGTCAGCGTGAGTGACTGGGGTTGAAACAGGCACGGCCGATGGCGTAGCAGTCAGCGGCCCGCCACCGACGACACCAGTACCCCAGCCGCCGCCACTGCCACCACCACCGACACTTCCACCACTATCGGCACTGCCGCCGCCACCGCCAACTGAAACCATGACTGTGCTAGGGGCAGCGCCACCGCCTCCACTTGCGGCCAAATCTGACATAGGCGTCTCCTGCTTTACAGTGGCGGGTTCACGAACGAGCCGCCCGGCGCCCCGGCTAAAGGGTTTGGTGCGGCCTGTGCTGGCTGGGGCTGTACTGGAGCGGCGCGTGGGCCGGTGTTCGCTGCGCCGACGATCATCCTGGCCACGCCTGCCTCGGTTACGCCAAGGGCTGCCGCTGCCTGCGGTACAGCCGCAATCACTGCGGCTGCCTGTGCCCGGATGACCGGGTCGTCCACATGGACCTGTGCCAGCGACATGGCTTTCCGGTCGATATCGGTCTCGACTATGCCCGCCGCAGTCTGCACTGCCCCCAGCACCTTGGCGCGCTGCTGGTCGGTCAGTTGAATGCCGGTGCGCTTTTCCATCGCATCGAGGGCGCGCGGCACATAGCGTGTGATCAGCCCGGCGATCACCAGCGCGATCATCTCCAGCACAGGCTGGAGCACGGTGGTGACGTCGAGCAAGGTGCTGTTCGGCGCAGCCACGGCGACAACCGGTGCCTGCGCCGCTTTCGCTGCGACGGCCGCCTGGTACGCCTGTTTCAGCGCGTCGATCTGCTGCTGGGATGGTGCCGCTGGAGCCGGGACAGCGGGTACCGGTACTTCGACAGCCGGTGGCGGTGCGGTGTCCGCCATGACGTCCGGTCTCGACAGGACGAACATGGCGACGGTGCTGCCGTAAATCAGCGCCAGGACGCTGACGGCGAGAACAGTGCGCTTGCTCACGGCAGCAGTCTTAGCGGCGACGCGATCATCAGCGCGAACGGCAGCATCGCGAGAATGACGCAGGTTGCCAGGAAAATCTGTAAAAAGAACCCTTCGGTTTCGGGTTCTTCGGGCGTCCGTTCAGGCTTTTCGTCCCAGTTGTCAGGACACGCGTCGAATGGCATGGCCGTCTCCCTTGCCGCAATACGCCATCATAGACGCATCACGATTGACGCGCAATGCACACAAAAAAGCAGCCCCACCCAGGGAGGAAGGGGCTGCGTAAGGTGTTTAGTCAGGGAGGAAACTATCCAAGCATTCCGTTGCGAAGCTGCCTAGGCTTCGCGATGCCATAAGTAATCACTCTGAATGCGAGTGTCAAGGGAAAAGCCAGTGATTTCGCATCATGCTCCACAACACCATGACCAGGGCGATCGTGACGACAATGAATTTCAGTATCGGGTCGATCAGCAGCGGCCCGCGGGCGATGACGATCAGCAGGTCGATATCCCAGCAGGCGAGCCATGCGATGACGAACCAGACGATTGCGCGCTCTTGCATAACGGCGTACTCCTTATTTGCTAGGCTGTGCTGGTGTTGGCTGCACCGGTGTAGCCTGTGGCGGCAACGCGAAGGGTGACACGTAAGTTGGTGCAGCCTGCGGCGGTAAAACGTAAGTTGGAGAGGCGTATGTCGGTGCTGCTGCCGCTGGTGATGTCGGTATAGAATCCAATCGCTGCGACAAGGCGTTCAGCCGGGCTGTAAGGTCATCGACGCGCTTTGAGTCAATGCCAACCGGCGCAATGCCAGCGGGAAGATGATCGGAGCCGAGCGCGAAAATCGCTATCGACAGAAGCAAGCTGATTATTCCAACTATCCCGCCAATGATACCGAGTATGTTGTGCGTGCCGATCTGCGCTCCCGTTTGGCCGCCCTCCGTGCGGTTCATCCGATTGTTTAATTCGGCCATCCGATCAGTGAAACCGTCTTTTGTCGCATTCAGCAGTGTTTCCAGCGCACTGATACGCGTGGTAAACGCTGTTTCACTTTTCTGAATCGCTTCGGTGGTTGTCCCCTGCACCAGTGTAGCAAGTTCCTTTTGAGACGCCAGCGCTGTGCTAAGCGCGGACATCGTTGTTTCCTGTGTCATCTTGACGCGTACATCGCGCTCCGAAAAGCGCATGTCGACAGCCGCAAACTGCAAGTCGACCGCATGCAGTTTCTGATCCGTCATGGTTGACAGTGAATCGTACTGTTGGGCTATGGATTGCCGGGTTGCCTCCAGTACGCGCGTCCGTTCGTCGTAGCGATAGGCGGACAGGTCGCCTATCGCTTTCAGCTTGTCGTCGAACTCACCGCGCAATTCTTCTTTGGCTGTGGCAATCGCCCGCGCAGTGATCTCGGATGGATCGGGAATCGGGATATTGGAGGTGCCCTGCGCGTTTATACGCGACCGGATTTCAGCAACCTCGACCAGCAACCTGGCTATGTCAGCGTCGTGCTGGCGATCGTGGGCGTATGTATCGGACACCGGAAGCCCTCCCCATCACGGAGCTTGCATCTAGTGAGCGCGAATATAGTATAGGGCTGCCGCAAGGCTGATGCAATGAAGTGGTAGGCAGATGTCATCCAGGATACATGAAGCGGCGAAATCACACCGAACTAGCACCAAAAAGCGCTATTCTCTCCTGGTGACCCAGCCGCAGGACGCCTATCTCCGAGTCGAAGCCCGGACCCTTGGGATTTCAGTTGCCGACCTGATCCGGCGCATTCTCGACAACCACCGGCTCAATCAAGCCCACGACAAAGGATCAGACTCATGAGCACCACTGTCGATCGCTTCCCCTCGATCATGCTGCTGATCTTCGACCTGGAGGGGCCCGAGAGCGACAATTTGACCACGGACCCGGACGGCGGTTTGACCAAATTCGGCATTTCGCAGGTGCAGCATCCTGATGTTGACGTGGCGAACCTCACGCAGGCGACAGCAACAGCCTGGTACCGCACCAACATGTGGTTGCCGAACCATTGCGACGAGATGCCCTGGCCACTCTGCCTGGCGGTATTCGACGGCATCGTTAACGGCGGCGGCGCGGAAGCGCTTCAGCGCGCGCTAGGTGTTGATGACGATGGGATCATCGGCCCCCAGACGATGGGCGCTGTACAGGCCGACACCGACACGAACGAACTCACTGCCCGCGTTCTGGAACAACGTGCGCTGGGGTACGTCGACGATGTCGAGTGGCCAGACAACGGTGGCGGCTGGATGTACCGTCTGGCCCGGATCGGAATGGCCGCTGGCGGCCCGTAGGCTATTCCTTGGCGATATTCTTGGCGAAGGTTCTGCCTGCCGGCGTCAGGGACACCAGGACGCTGCGCCGGTCATCGGGGTGCTCGCGCCGCTCGACATAGCCCAATTCGCGCAGCCGCTGCACCGCCCGGGACACTGCCGGTTTGTCGAATTTCCCGTTGCCGCTTTCAGATAGCTGCTTGACCGTACGCGGGTTGTCCAGGCATTCGAATACGACGTGGATTTGGCGCAGACCGAGATCGCACCCACTCTGTACCAGCTTAGCGACCTGCTTGCGCACGCGTACGGTGTCCTTCAGGAAAAGGGCGGGAGGAGCGTTGGAGGCCCTATCGTGGCTCTCCTCCCGCCTAGTTTGTCCAAGAGACCGGGACGACCCCGGGCGTCAGCATCATGCATTATTAAAATACTGGTGTCAACGATACAGTTGCAGTAGGCTTCCGGTGTACAGGAGACCTGCCCCTATGAACCGAATCTTCGACCCGAACCGGCCGGTTGGCCGGGAGAGCCGCAAAGGCTACGCCGCCCGCTGCGCCACCGGCTTCTGGCGGCGCTATCTGGACGGACCCGTGGTGCTCGATATCGGCTACCGCGGCGATCTGGGCGACGCCCTGCCGATCGTTGACGGTGCTGTTGGGGTCGAGTTCGGCCATACGATCGAAACGGTGGACGGCTTGCGCAGCTATGACGGGACGCATCTGCCGTTCCATAGCGGTACGGTCGACGCGGTGCATGCCTCGCACGTACTGGAGCACGTCGATAACCCGGAAGAATGCCTGGTCGAGTGGTTCCGGGTGCTCCGGATCGGCGGACATGTCGTGCTGTTCGTGCCGCACGCCTATCTGTACGAACGCCGCTGCACGGTACCGCCGTCACGATGGTCCGGCGAGCACAAACGGTCCTATACGCCGTGGTCGCTCATGCTAACCGTAGAGTCGGTGCTGGAGCCGAACACCTACCGGGTGCGGGTGCTGCGCGACGAGGATGCCGGGTACCGGTACGACCTGTCGCCGTCTCTCCACCCGCAAGGCCAGTACGAAATTACCCTGGTGTTGCAGAAGATCCTGCCGCCGGCGTGGAAGGTCGAGCCGTGACAGATCTTCCCGAACTGTCGCCGGTGCAGAAAGCCCTCTGCACGCATTGCGGTGATCCAGGCCTGTGCTGCCGCGACATCCGGCTGCCGGTCGGTAACGGACTGTTCGGCGATGCGCAGACAGTGCTGGAGGCCCTGGTCGTACTTGCGACGATAAAGCACGCCGATCCGTGGATGGGCAACACCGGGCTCCCCTTCATCCCGGAACGGAAAGACGAAAACGGCTGGTGGGTGATGCAGTGCATACACCTGACACCGGAAGGCCGCTGCGACGATTACGAAAACCGCCCGTGGCTGTGCCGCTATCACACACCGGGCGTACACATGCCCTGCGCGATGACAAAACTTCCTGTTCACACCGGCGGAACAAGGAAAATGAAGGGCTCGCCACTACCCTAGCAGCCGGTCCATTGCCGCCAGCAGCATGTCCGCAGTTACCGCTGTCGTACAGACGAAGTCACCCCGCTCGCAAGCAGGCTCCGATGTCGTCGGCACCGGAGCCCGGGCCAGGCAGCCGATGCACTCCAGTGGCGGCGTCACCGCCTCGAAACGCCAGTCCAGGCGGCCGTAGCGCCGCGGCATGCGCAGTTCCGCAGCCGCCGAGGTGAAGGCACAGACGATCGGCACGTCGGTCGTGGCCGCCACGTGCATCAGCCCAGAGTCCGAACCGATGAAGCAGGTGCACCGGTCGATGATGCGCACCTGGGACATGATGTCGTGCAGGTGGAAAGCCGCCGCCTTCACCTTCGGTGCGCTGTCGCGCATGGAGCCCACCATCAGCGGGAACATTCCGCGCTCGCGGATCCCTTCGACCACCGCAATCCATGTCGCCTCGGGCAGCGTCCGGCTGCGCCAGCCGGCCTTGGCAGCATGGATGGCAACCACCTTCTGGTCACCGAAAAAAGGCGAAACACCGCCTGGAAAAATTTCCTGGCGATGATCGGCCGGATCGCCTTCGTCGTCGAAGGCTGCCAGCATGAAGGCCCGGACGATATGCATGTCCGGCCGCCGCTCATAGGCCAGGTCGAGTTCGATCGTATGGTCTAGCCCTCCCTGCGGCGTCCACGGATAAGGCAGTGGGCCCGGCTGGAACACGGTCAGCCGGTGCGGCGAGTTGCGGAACACGTCTGGATAGCCAGTCTGCACACCGATCTCGATATCCGGGTTCTCGCGGCGTAGACGCCGGATGACCGGCGTCGTCAGCACCACGTCGCCAAGCGCGCCAAGGCGGCGGACCAGGATTCTCATCGCATCAGGCTCCATATCCAAAGCATCAGCATGAAAGCAAGAGGGACCATACCGACTTCGTCGGCGTGCCTGCGCAGCCATATCCCAAGCGGAGACCGGAAGTAGCCTGTCCCGGTGTTCATCGCAGCGTTAAACGCGACACTGTCCTGTATGGGGTTGCCGTGCGCGTCAACCCACCACCAGGCACCCAGCGGGTGCCGCGGCTCCGTTTCGCAAAACGTCTCCAGTATTGCAAAACCTGGAGCCTGTTCCGGCACAAGGCCGCCCATCATCGCGCCATGACAGCGCACTGCGAACCCCCAGAAGCCGTCTGCGTAGCGATCCCACAGCCACCACTCGACCGGTGCCTCGCAAGTCCGGCACCACGGCCTGGGGCCGTTCCACGCCCGCGGCAGATCGACCAGCGAGTACGTAATCTCCTGTTCTGCCTGTACGGCTTCAGAGATCGGCGCCATGTTGAACAAGCTGCTCACGCGGTCACGTCCAGACAAAATTCACCAAGCACCCATGCCTCCCTATTCGTCATCAGACAGCACGTACACTGCATCTCGCCGTGGCCTACCCGCGACGGGCCCTAGACGTGTTGCAGTTTTGCTTTCGGCGATGCGCTGCCTGCAAGGCGGTTCATACCGCGGAAGTCGTCCAGCCGCACTACGTTGTCGCCGCTTATACGCATAACTCCAACTCTTCCGCGCTTGGGCTGAACACTGCGACAGCCTGTCGTGCTGTCCTGGCGCGGGCTTCGTAAATGCCCGCCTGCCGGGTCTTCCGCGCGATGAACGATACCCGGGCTTCATCCTTGGTGGGGCAGGCGAACCGCCTGCGCGATCTGTTCAGCACAAACCGCTTCTGCCCCCATAGTTCCAGCCATACGCCTTTTGGCGTGTGCTTGACCACTTCCCAGCGATACAGGATGACTTTCATCAACCCTTCGCCGCACACCCGGTCGAACTCGTCAACCGGCGGCGCGTACACCTTGTTTTCGTAGCGATACCAGTATGTCTTTTCCGGGTCGATAACCTGGACAAAGTTTTCTTTCAGCGTGGCGTACATCACCCGAACCTCGCTGCGGCTTCAATATCGACATTGATGGGGAGCCCGGCGGTCCAGCGCGGCATGTCCATCATGCACTCACGGAACATCGGCAGGCTCCATCCTATGTCATCCTTGCGCGTCTCGGCAGCAAGGTTGTCATGCACATGCAGGTCCACCAATATCCCGTTCCGGTCGGCGTTGCCCAGTGCGGTCACCAGCAAGTCCGCGGCGATAGCCTGCACCTGGTTCTCCACCAGGATCGTATGGTACAGCGACCGGCGGAACACCGCCCTGCCCTTGATCGCCAGCCCGCTAAGGCTAAGGCGGCTTTTCGGGTTGCCGTCCGCCCAGTACTCTTGCCGCAGCCGCGGTGCCCAGTAGCGCAGCAGGCGCTCGCTGGGGAGGCGGCAGCACAGGCAGTCTTCCCCCGGCGTCACGAAATACGTCACCAGCCCAAGGGGAGGGACCGGGAACTCCCGTCCGGGGTACTGGACGGCCATAGCGGCGCAGTCGTCGGTCGCGTACCAATAGGCCTTGGTAGCGCCGTTCGCCTCGCGGAAGGCCTGCACGATCGGCGCCGCCTCTTTGGTATTCATCAGCAGCCCGTAATTGTAGCCCATCGCAACCAGGGCGTTGGGGCCGCCGCCAAAGCCCAGTGCCAGTGTACAGTTGTGCACTAAACGTCCAGATACAGTGAAACGATTTCGGGGTCCGGCGTTGAGAATGTCCCATACACGCCACGTGGCTTTGCCGTACGTGGCGGTTTGTCTATTCGGCTCAGCAACCCCTCTATCGATTCGTACGCATCCAGCAGACGCTTCAGTGTGTTGTCCGCATACGGGCATTTCGGACGCAATGTTCGAATGACGTGAACCGCATGAAGCAGCGGAACTTGTTTCCCGGCGTAGGTCACGAACCTGTTTATCCTGGTATTCAGTAAATTCTGGCTGCGCGTAGTCCATCGTAGATTGCCAGGAGCGTAGTGCCCGTTGTTGTTTTTTCTGTCCAACTCCGCTCTGTCTGGTTTCGGTCCAAGATTTTCTTGGACCCATAAACCAGCTTCTAAAACAGACGGAAAAAGAAATTGTATGCCGCGGCCTCCGTAATTCTTGAAATTCGGATGGGTAGCATTCTGACATCGCATACGCGCATCCGTAAGCACTCGGTCCAATTTTATCGGAACTCGTCTTGGTCGAGAACACTGCTGACAACCTTTCGACCGACCGCTTACCAAATTGAACAGATACGTCCACTGTGTACTCCCACATCCTTCGCAGCGTGTCGCGACGTACCAGTTCCCTTGACTTACCTCTCTTTTTTCTACGGATACAATCGTCACCCAGCCGTAGCGCTTTCCCACGATACTCGGTTCTAGCGAGACTGATCTTGCCGGAGGCGGCGTCTCCAAACTCCATCGGGGTTTGTTGCCCTTCCGTCCAGACAAGATGGTCCGGAGTGGCTCTGAGTCCGTCATATTCGATTGTATCGGCATATCCGTTACACACTGCACCGCTGTGGGCTACCCACTCTATACCATCCCAAATCCTCATGCAAGTAGTAACTTTTTCTATAGGCACTAAGCCTTGGTTGGTCAGGACCAGAGACCCTTCTGCGATACAGACCTTGCCGGTTTGCCGCATCAGCTTGGTGATTTGCTCGACGCCGCAGCGGAAGATCCCGGCGGCCGCGATCCGGTAGACATCGCCGCCCGAGGCGAAGGCCTGGAGCATGTCCGTCTGCTGCGACAGCCAGACGGTGATGCGCGCCTCGACCTGCGCCCAGTCGCCGTTCAGCAGCAGCATGCCGTCGCGCACGGTGATGCAGCGGCGCACCATGCGCGCGATCCAGGCAATCACCCCGGAGTGGTAGGACCGCCCCTGCGCGTCCCGGCGCGTGACGTCGTACATCGAGCGCATCAGGTCGACGTCGCCGGTGCGTCCGACTTCGATCGCCGCGGCGAGCGCCACCTCGGCCAGACGATGCACCTTTTCCGCGTCCGCCTTGGTGTTCAGCCCGTTGGTGTCGGCAATGTCGTCCAGATTGGCAAAGGCGTCACGTAACGTGTTGTGAAGCTGGACTTTTACCGATGAAAACCGCATCGTTTGTTGGGCACCGCCCAGCAGCAGGATCCCGCGCAGCCGCCAGTCATCGTCGGCCATCCGCGCCATTGCGCGCAGCTTGGCGGTAGAGGCCTTCGCCGCCTCGGCCCGCCAGCTAAGCGCCAGACGGCACTCTTCCGGTATGTCTGTCCGGGCCAGCAGGTCGGCGATATCGCTCTTGCGCAGCCGCCAGGGTGACTCCCGGCCGCCTTTGGGCTTCGGATCGCTGTCATCCTCTTCGTCCTCGTCACCCTCGTCTTCCGCTTTCACGTCGTTCAGCGGCAGTTCCACCTTCCGGGCGACCAGCCACGTTTTCAGCGACTCGATGTTGGTGGTCTTGGCCACCTCGCCGCCGGTCAGCTTGTCCATCATGCTGTCCAGCCTGGCGGTCTCGATCGCTGCGGCGTGGGCTAAGCCGTGCACCAGGGGCAGGTCGATCATCACCCCACGGTCGTTGATGCGCCGGTCGATCGCTGGCATGCTGACCCACGGCTCCATGCTGGGCCACGGCGGCAGCCGGAGCAAAACCTGCTCCTCCATCTCCACGTCCTGAATGCAGCGCGCGGCAAGCCACTGGAGATCGTCCACCAGAGTGTACTGCGGCGTCGTGCGGATATGCTGGAACCGCTCCGGGTAGTCGAGTATTTCACCCACCGGCGCCGGGAGAGGCGTCCGGTTGGCGTCGGTGATGCGCCGGATGCGGTTGGTGTCCTTCAGGTCCACATTATGCTGGACGCCCACCGCCTTGGCGCAGCCGTCCAGGCTGCGCGGCAGGTTCGCCGCCGCAGCGAGGTGCATGCTGTCTTTCCAGGCGTCGTCGGAGATCGGCGGAAAGCCGTGCTGCGGCACCATGATGCGCTGGTAGACCAGCCGGTCGAAGCCGATGACGTTCCAGCCTGAAAAGGTGCCGCCGTTCGCTATGTGGCCGATCATGTCGTACGGCACCGGATCGCCTTCGCGCCATAGCCGTGGTGCGGTGTTCATGCCGATTGGCTTGCGGGCGAACATCAGGCAGCGGGTGCGAGGGTCGCGGGTGTAGGCGTCGGCACCCAGATTCAGGTTGACGAAAGACGATGTCTCCGCGTCGAAACCGAACGGGTGCATGGTTTACAGTTCGTCCAGTTCGATGATTTGTACGAGTGCCTGCCCGGAGCGAAACAGCCGGTTGCCGTCTACAAACGCCCGCGCGTCGTCACGGTCAACGAACTCCTGCACATTTTCTCCGTACTCGTCCAGTATCAATTCAACCGGTCCGCGATGTACACGATAGGCGACGATGCATGTCATGCGTTCACCTGATTGGTTTGTATTTTTCGAACTCGGTAATGTACCCGATCCGGCTGCTGTGCTTCGGCCAGCCTTCACGCGTCAGGCCAAGGCACAGCATGTCTATGCCAGCGTCACACAGCATACCAAACAGGTCGAGCGCGAGCGGCCGCAGCCGGGGATGCGGGTTGCCTGTGGCGACCACGACTGCGCCACATGCAGAAGCAAAGTGACAGATTTGCTGGTGATTGTTGGGGTGGTTCACTTCAATAGCCGGATCATTGAATCGCTTTTGGTCGGTAGCGCGGTAGCTGGCGACATTCATTTTTATATACGCTGGCAAGCCCAGACGCTTACTGAATCCCATGTCCTTGCGCACCGTCATATCGTCTGTGTCCACACCAGCCGTTGACGGGTTGACGCCGATCCATAGGGCATACTCGGATGCGAGAACTGGCCTGCTAACAGGAACACGAGACAGCCATAGACGGTGTTCGTGGTTGTCCCCGGCGAAGCGCGCACTGCCAATGTATCCTGGCAGTAGCGGCAAACGCCCTTTGCCGCCAGGATCGTGCGGTATCATCTTGTATGCCAGAGATAGAAAACAGCCGCAAATGTCGTATCAATCGTACATAACCCGACGTACAAAAATACCACGACAGTTACCGCTGTCAGGGCTGCCTTAGAAGCAACACTGATTACGAGTTTCACCAGTTCAGCGACCGTTTTCACGTGCGTATGCGCTCCTAAAAGCGAAATCGTATATTTCCGCCTGTTCCGATCCGGGCTGGTACGGATTCGACGCCGCGCCGATATTGTGGCCGCAGTGCAACGCCGCCTCGCGCGCCATGTCCTGAATCGCTTCGATGTCTTCATCCGACAAAGTATCAGCTATCATTGCCATCTCTCCACGTCAGCCAGGCTCGACATGATGCTGTCGATTGCCGCCTCGGCCATTTTTATCTGCATGACAGCGTGCTGAAGCAGCGGATTAGCGGCGAGTGCCTGCGGGTAATACTTTTCCAGCGATTCAACACGCCCATAACTGGCACAGGCTGTCTGCCACATGTGAGCCGGATAGTCAGTCATATCGGTCGGTCCTCTGAAACCCACTCATGCAACAACCACGGATCCAGCCCAAGCCTTTCCAGCGCTGCTTCAAGCGCACCGAATTTCTCGTCGAACGTCGTTTTCGCCTGCTGCCTCTGTCTGCACTCGCGCTCGTATTGCGCTTCGTTCTCTCTGCGGCGTTCCTCTCTGCGGGCGTTGCTCGACAAATCGTCTCTCCTGTGCAGAACGGGACAGATGCCCTCGGGCATGTAATCGACCCCGCAATCCCTTTCGGAACCCCAGTACTCATCGCACCGGCTGGCGTCGTGTTCCCCAGTTGCGAAAACTGAAAGAGAGCGTTGCGCCGCGCATGCATGCCGTCTCGGTTTATCCCTGTCCCTGCTCCTGCCGGTCGCGTCTCCACCCGGGACGGAGCGCTTAGGCGCCGACGGGCATAACCAAAGCCTACCGCAACGGCACAACACAAGTCAACAGAAATTCGTCCCAGAGATTTTCAACCGGCCTACCGATCGCATAGGCGTAGCGCAGGCAGGACGCGGTGCCGCCGTCCGGCCGTTCGTCCCAAAGCGCTGCCACTGCATCGCAGTGGTCCATCATCCACCGGTTGCGTGCGTGCAGCGCCTGCGGCGTGTAGCCGCCGTATGCGGCGACAACCACCTCGGCAGCGTGAAACTGCAGTACGGTGCGGTACCACTGCTGGGCTGCTTCCGGCCACTGCCGCTCCTGGCCTTCGAACGGAATAGCGCACACCAGAGGCACACCCATGCGCATGGCGGCGCGAGCCCAAGCCGTGTCCCAGCCGAGTGCCATGCCGGAGATCATGCGCGCAGGCCTGACCCGGTCGACAAAACGGCACGCCAGATCGGTCAGTCGATCCAGCGTGCCATCGTCGTAACCGCCTAGTCTAGCTGGCCGGTGGCCAGTTGCAGCCCAGATCAGGCCCCCGGAGGGCGGGCGCCATAACCCGGCTGCTGCGGCTGCCCCTGCTGTTGCGGGTAGACCGGCTGTTGCTGCGGCTGGCCCTGCGGCACATAAGCGGGCTGCCCCTGCGGATATCCAGGCTGCTGCGGCGCATATCCGGGCTGCTGTGGTGCATAACCGGGCTGCTGGGGTGCCTGCGGCTGCGCCTGTGGCGCATAAGCTGGCTGACCGCCGGCGGGCTGCTGCGGAGGTGCGGCGAAGCCGTACGGCGTGCCGGGCGGAACGGAGCCAGGAGTCGCCGTGTTGGGCCCAAAGCCGGGCTCCGGTGTATAGCCGGACTTGGCCGCCGGTCCGGCCGCACCAAACGCTGCCTGTGCCGCGCCGAGTCCGTCGAAACCGGCCAGCTTCGGTCCATGCGAGATGAACTGCAACGAGTTCAGGGTCACCGAAATGCCGCGGTTCGGGATCTGCTGGCCCTGGCGCGGGAAGGCGCCAAGGGTGATCTGCGCACGCACATAGCAGCCCGAGTAGAACAGCCGCGGATCGGCTGCCTGACCGTTTTCGTCGATCAGCACCGGCTTTTGCGGGGAACCCTTCGCCGAAACCGAGGACAGCGACGAGTTCAGGGTGAACGCACCCCGGTACACCTCGTTCTTTTTCATGTCCTGCACATAGAGTGCATTACCGTCGCGCAAGGGGTAGTGCAGGCCGCCGAACTCCTTCGGCCAGAACAGCAGATCCTTGCCGGACACGTTGACGAGTTGCTGCGGGTTGCGGTAGTCGGGCCGCTGTTCGATCGGCCAACGCGCATCGGCGACCATGCAGATGGCGGTGTAAAGGTCGGTGCAGGCAGCCGGGTTCAGGATCAGCGTCACCGAATAGCGTGGCGTCTTGTCGTTCGATCCGGGAATGACGCGTGGGGTGTCCACCGTGCAGTACGAGCCACGCGCAACAGGCGTGACCATGCGGATGTTGCCGAACTGCGGGTTGACGACGAGAGGCCCCTGTTGTGCGGGTATCTTGGCGCCTTCGGACAGCAGGAAGGGGTCTTGGAGAGTGGACTGTGTCTGCGACATGTGGCTGTTCTTTCGGGTGTGGTCGGTTGTGGTATCAGGTACGTTCGGTTATGTTCGGATGCCTCACTATGCGTTCGGCTGACCTATTTTGTACGGTCCGAGCGCGGGTTGCAAGGGTTGTCTTGTCGAATTTGGATCGGCACGCATTAACTGTGGCTCGCCCATCGGACGCTCGACCAATTCCTCGATCAGCCCGCGCAATTCCTTTTTCTTGATCAGTTTCTCGATCTGCGCCGGTGACTTGATTTTTGGATCGGTGAACATCTCCGCTGTCTGCACCCCAAGAGCACGCAGCAGGCTTTGGATGTCGGGCGCCTTCGCCCCCAGCGCCTGGAACACGTCCGGGATCGTGTCGAACGTCTTGTACCGGCGGTTACCGGCGCGCGACTCCATCGTCCAGCCCGGGATATTGATCCCGGCTTGCAGCATCTGTGCTGCCCTGGCTTTCACTGCCTTGACGAACATGTCGTAAGTGTCGAACCGGTCGAGCAAGGTGGCGATGTCGGCCGGGTCGAGCGCGAGCGGTGACGGCAGCACGGCTGCATTCCCGGTGGCTTTCGGATTGGGGTTTTCCACGGTGCCGACCATGACGGCGGGCGTGACGACCTGCGGCGACGACGCGGTATGCGTGGCTGCATGCGCGAAAGCGTCGCGAGCCAGATGCAGCGCCTGATCCCGCACCGCTGGGCACAGGTCTCTTGCCGGGCACCACATGCAGTTTTTCTCGCTGGGTGTCAGTGGTGCGTTGGGATTGAGTGCCGCGTGCATGGCGCCTGCCAGGAGCGGCAGGAACTCGTTCATCAGGTCCATCGGATGGAATATGACGGACTTCACGCGTTCAGCTTCACGGAAGGCGCGCGGCTGGACGACACAGGTCTCCACTTCATCCCAGTCGAAGCCAAACCGCACCAGCGCCAGCAGCGCATAGTTTTTCAACTGCGGCGCGTCGCCCGGCACCATCACACCTTTGCCGTACTTGAGATCCTTGATCGAAACCCGGCGCCGCTTCCGGTTCAGGATAACCGCATCGCCGGTGCCGCGGTTCTCCCCAAACAGTGGATCGGACGGATCGAGTTGGGCAAGCGACAGCTTTTCTTCGACAAACAATTCCGCACCTGGCTCCATGCCGTCGTACACTTCGGCAACATAGGCCTCAACACCATTTACCATTTCTTCGTCGACGAACCATCCGTCAATGTCGTTCAGTCGTATCTGCCGGTCCGCGTACTCTACCGGCTGGCGGATACCCTTCAGCGCCTCTTCGGCCATTTTGTGTGCCGCACTGCCCTCCAGTTGTGCCGGCGTGCTGCGCTGGGGTACTTTCGGGATCCTGGCGCACAGGGCGGTCGAGCCCACACAACCGATGACGCGGTCGATCGACGATGGCCGGAACAGCGCATCCCGGTTGCCGAACCGGTCGACTGGAAGCGTGGCGATCAGGTCGGCGAACACCTTTTGCTGAATCGGGTTCATTTACGCTCTTTCATCTTGTCGAATGCCGCGTCGATAACAGCCCGTGAGGCGCCGTTGTCGATACCGCACTCGACTGCGGCGAGCGCCACGAACTCGCTGGATACAGCGCGGCTGTCAGGCGGTTCATGCTGATGCAGCATGCCCAGTGCAACAGACAACGCCTTACGCAGTTGCTCGTCCCGCTCCGTGGTCGGCGGTGCAGCCGGGGAGCCGCCGAACACCTTCAGCGTCGCGTCAAGCAGATCCTTGTCGACGGATAATGCGATGTCCTCTTTGCGGTGCTGCTCGTACCATTTGTCGCGCGCTGCTACGGTTGCGTCGAACCCGGTTAAACAGTGGTTAAGGTACGTGGCCAGGATGAAATCAGGCGTATTACTGCCGTTTTCCATATTGTACGTGTTGATGACATCCGCTAGCGCTTCGCGGAATGTCCTCGGCGTATAGCCTTCCGACAGTCCGTGTGCGCGAGATACAGCGTTGCGATGCAAAACGTATAGCTCATTCGCAACAGACAAATCGCCATCCGCTGGCGCTTCGATCAGCAGTGCGCGAAATTCGGCCAGCTTGTCCAGCGCGCGATCCGACCACGGCCGCGGATCGCAGCGACTTTCGTGCCCATCGACGTTCCACGGCTTGAACTTCAGCAGCACGTCCGGCTCGATCCACCACGCCGACCAGTCGCCGCGGAACTGGAGGCCGCGGTCGTCGATCGTCAGGAAGGCTGCCGGTTTCTCGTGCGCAAATTCCAGTTCAAGCGGTTCAGTCGGATTGCGCTGGCCGCCCGCCTTGATCCAGGCATTGCGCTGGCGGTGCAGCCAGAGGGACATGGACATGACGCCGTCCTCTGTCTTCGACCGCGACGAGTAGACCATCAGCCTGAAGTGATCCCTGGCACGCTCGATCCATTCGAAAAAGCCGGGAACGACCGTGCCGTAAATGACGCCGTCGTGCCATCCTTTTTCGTACGAGTGTATCACGCCATCAAAATCAATGCAGATGATGGGCTTGGTCATCAGCTTTCCTTCCCTCTGTTTCCCACTATGCAGCACTTAAGCCAAGCCACAAAATGCTTGCTATAAGCTGGCGGCGGTCGCTCGTCGCCGAACTCGACAGCAAGCGCCAGCCGTTTCAGCGCGCTGTTCACCCGGTCTAGCTGTTTCTGCTTGTCCCGTACGAATGTAACCGCGTCGCTGCGCCGATCGAAACGCCATGCCCTGATAACAGATTTCATGGCGTCTCGTTCGACAAGCAGCAACTCGTGGAACAGTGTACGGTCTTCAGGGGTCACCTTTTATCGCCCCTAGTCACAAGTGATTCGCTTGCAGTTGCTGCACTGCCAGGAGTGGTAAACCGGGCTATGGGGTGCCCGGCAAAACCACCTCCACCACCAGCGGCAAGGCTTGCTCACCGCTGCAATTCGTACATGCAATAGTCCAGCAGCTTTTGCCGCTCCGTGGCTGGCACCTCGTCGAGCGACATGGTGTGCCACTGCTTCAGCGAACCGTCCGGCCACGTGCCTTCCCGCCGCGCCATGTTGAAGGCATAAGCGTTCGGCTTGTTGACGTTCTTCGCCGTATTCCAGACCTTCAGCGCCTCGGCCCGGAAGTCCTCCAGCGCCATGCCGCCGTTCGGGTCCGGCTGGGCTGCGCCAGGGTTGGGCATCGCCGCCTGCATCTGCGGCTGCGGTTGTGCCTGCGGCTGGGGCTGCGGCTGGCCCATGCCGGGCGGCACGGCCATACCGGGGGGTACTGCGAAGCCTTGCGGCGGGGGTGACGCCTGCATGGTGGGCGCTGCCGCCGCTGGCGGTGTCGCACCGTTGCCGCCACCGGTTGCGGCTGCCTGTGCCGCCGCGGTGGCTGCCGATGGCCTGCGGCCGCGTTTCGGCCTGGTGGCAGCAGCAGCAGCAGCAGCAGCGGCATCGGCACCAGGCGCGGTCATCCCGGGCGGCACGGCGCCGCCGGACGGATGCACCTCGCCACCGGTCTCGTCACCGCCGGTGTTTCCCGTATCTTCCTGATTTGATTGCGACTGGCCGTAATGCACCGACTGGGTGTGCGATAAGTCGCCAACGCTTGTCGTTTCGGTGATGGTCACCGGAAGCCCCGCGTCCAGCCGACGGCCCCAGTTCAGCCACTCCTGCACAGCGATCATGTTCACGTCGGACTGAAGGTTGACTTCCACAGTAAGTTTCATAGCCGGTCGAGTCCTTTCAGGTGTCTGGATCAGGTCGGAGAGGGCACGCTACATCCCGGTGCAATGCCGCGCAAGATGAAAATGTGTCGCTAGGCATTAGAAGTTAGCAGTGCCAGCAATTCGTCGCCAGCGCGCCGCTTTCGCTCCACCACCATCGCCAGCACGTCGTCGAGCCAGCAGTCTTTCGCGAGCAATATGTCGGCGGCACAGGCGACTGTCTGGGATATCCGGTGGATCCTTTTCACTGCCTGTTCCACTGCGGTTGACGTCCACGGCAGTTCGATCATCACTCCGCGGTGCGACCGGGTCAGCGTCAGCCCCTGGCCGCCAGCCTGGGTTTGCACCAACAGCACGTCGAGCCGTCCGGCGCGGAACCAATCCTGCGCCGCCTGCAACTGTATCTTGGTTACTGTGCCGTCGATCCAGGACACGCGCCGGCCGACCCAGTGCAGCCGGGCGTACACCTCTTTCCTGACGTCCGTGTGCTGGAAAAACGCCACGACGGGCCCCTCGCCCAGATGCAGCAGCCACTCGATATACGCAGCCGCAGCCGGTGCCTTGGCGATGCCCAGAGCGCGCCGCACCCGGGCTATCGCCGCATCGCGCAACTCGTCCGTATCGGCCAGCGCCAGCACCAGGCGTTGCGGTGTCCAGTCCTCCAGCCCGGCCATCGCCTGGGCTACTTCGACCGGGTTCACCGGCAGGACACTGCGCTCGATCGTCAGCGGCGGCAGCTTGATCCCAAGCGAGGCGATCGTACGCCGCAGCAGATGCGGCCGCAGCCCGTCGGCGAGTTCCGCCGTGTTGCGCACGCCGACCGGCTTGACGCCGGAAAAGGTGTCGGGCCGCATCTCGCAGTAATGCGAGCAAAAGTCCATCCACCCGATAGGCGAGCGCAGAGCGCCGTACACCAGGGGGTAGAGATCGCCTGCCGAATTGATCACCGGCGTGCCGGACACCAGCCAGACGCGGCTGGCCAGCCCGGCGAGGCCGCCTGCGCCAAACAGCAGCTTGGTGCGCGCCGCATCGAAACGCCGGTACTCGTGCGCCTCGTCAACGACCAGCAGGTCATACGGTGCGCCAGCACAGAGGTACGCCATCGACGTCGGATGGCTTAGCGCTGCATGCGAGACGACGGTCGTCACGTAGCGTCCCGGCGGCACGGACAGGCGGCCTTCCTCGACCACAATCTGCCGGTCGATCGACTGCCACAGTTCAAACTCGGCTTCCCAGACACGCCGGACAGCGCCTGGACATGCCACCAGGATGCGCCGGATCTTCAGGCGATCGGCCGCCAGGACAACGGACCGGGTTTTGCCCAAGCCCGGTTCATCGGCCAGATAGGCAAAACGGCGCTCCGAAAGGAACGCCGCCGCCGTCTCCTGGTGCCGGTAGTCTGTCGCTGTCACAGCGCAGCGATAGCCGCCTCGATATCCTCGGCGGACATGCTTTCCAGCTTTTCGTCCTGCTTGCGGGCAAGCACCGCGCGCAGCTTCTGCTTCATCGCCGCCTTGTCGCGGGCTTCCAAAGCTGCCTTCTGTTCGGCCTTTTTCACCGCAATGACATGCTTCACGATCTCGAAAGCCAGTTGCTGACGCGGGTCAATCTTGTCGTCATCGTCAACAAACGAGACCGTATCGCGCTTCAGTTGCTGGTCCAGCGTACGGGCCACCGTATTCAGGTCCGTATGCGAAGGACGCTTCAGCGGAAGATCCCACAGGTCTTCGACAGACAGCGATCCGCTCGCGGTCAGAAAGCGCAGATGCAGACGGGTAGCCTCTTCGAACATTTCAGACATAGTGGTGTTCCTTTCTGGGTTATCGATCTTTCAGTCGATGTTTGCGGTATTCAGCACCGCAGTTACAAGGGCCTTCCGGAAGCATTGCGTGCGACCAGTCGTTGGACGGACAGCACGGCGCGTGATGCCAGGGTGTGTACTCGACAATCCCCTCCCGCAAAGCGACAGCTATCAGTTCATCACGCGTCGGCGGTTGCGCCCGTTCAAACAGTCTTCGCGCTGGGCGCTCCCGCGGCAGCCGGTTAAGAGCGATCCCGAGAAGATACCTGGCCACCAACCGCTGCCGCTCGTACGACGGGTCGTGTTCCAGATCCTCCGGTATCCCAACGCGAGCCATCAGAACGCAACCCGCAGTGTCCTCGTCACCGCACCGGTGACGCGAACGACGATATGGTTGCGCTGCGTGTCGGAAAAGCCCAGGCCGGACAACTGATCCTGTGACTCTTCCGTACGCATCCTGGAGCCGACCATTTCGAGCGCCTTGCGGTGCTGATCGAGTTCCGGCCGCAGGTTCTCGTTATAGAACCCCCTGGCCGTGCCGTCGTTCAGGCAGTCCGCCAGCATGAAAAACGTGTGCCGGTTGCCGACACCGCGCTCTCCATCCCAGTGGTTCGGCGACAGCATGACCACGTTGACCCGGTGGAAAGCCTCGGTATCGACGTTCCACACCTTGCGTGACGCTGACGTGGACGGCAGGGACGTGATGTACTCGATCCCGTTGGCACGCGTGTAGCGAAAGTCGGCCACGACGATTTTCTCATGCCAGCGCACCATCTTGTCATAGACAAAACGGCGCACGTTGCCCTTGAAGTCGATCTCGCACTCGAAACCGACGTCCTTCGAGTCGCGTTGCGTAAAGCAATGCACGAATAGCGAGTACAGACCCTCCCGCATGCGGTTGACGTTACTGTAAAAGATATTCTCGACCGGCTCGCGCGTCTCGCCGCCGATGTTCATATCCACGTCCAGACGGCCGCCACTGGGCGACGTGCTGTGCTTGGTGCCGTAGTAGAGTTCGTAACCGCCCTGCTCCGTCATGTGCAGGTCCAGGTCGTCAGTGTTGAACCACCCCAGACGGCAGCACAGTTCAGCGTCGACTATGCCACCAGCGCGCTTCACCCGCTGCTTCACCGACGAGTCCGCCAGATCGCCCGTATAGGACCACGAGAACGCGTTGCCCCATTTGAACATCAGCGGAGCCTTGGCATCCACCGGAGCGGTCAGGCTGACGAAATTACCGGCGAGCCGGTTTTCCACCAGGATTTCCAGCGACGTGGCGCGCGGCAGGACATCGGCCAGGAACTTGTCGACGCCGATCTCTTCAACCCTGTCGAACGCCTTGGGCTTTACCGCGGACGGCGTTGCGATCTCGCTGAACACGTCGCCAGCCATAGCCTTCCGCGCACTGCGATCGGCAAACAGCACATTGTTGACCGACACGTCCGCCAGGGTGGCGTAGCGGCGCTGGAGTGCCGACGTCAGGCCGAGTTCCTGCACTGTCGTCCTGGCACGATCGGCCATCGCCTTGGTCACCAGCGCCGTCGGCCGCTTGTAGTTTGCTGGCGCCATAACCGACACTTCGAACTTTCGGACCGCCGACTCCAGATCCTCGCCCTCGGCCAGATCGACCAGCAGTGTGCCGATCGCCGTGTTGCGGATCATGGTGACGGACCCCGGCACGTCTTCCATCCAGAACCACACGAAAGCATCACGGTCTTCCGGCGGCAGACGATCGAACTCCCGCTTCAGGGCGCGGAACTTGTCGACGGCAGGCCGATGCTCTTTGCCGCGATAAAGCGAGCCCTGGTCGATGATCTCCAGCACGGAATCAAGCGTATCCAGCCCGATCGGCGCTGACGCTGGCGTATCGCCAACCGCTGGGCTGCCCGCCAGAGCACGCAGGAGCACGTCATGCTGGGCACGTGCAACCGACATTTTCTTGCCGATGTCCTTGCGGTTGCACACCAGGCTGTTGGGCAGGTGAACGCAGAAATGCTCCCACGTCTTCAGGGATGCAACGTCGTCGCCTTCGTAACTCCTGTCGGTACCGACTTTCGCCTCGGTACGCAGGAGCCGGTTGTCGATCGGATACGACTTGACCAGTGCGGACATAGCAGCCGCGACAGTGCCGTAAGCGCCTGCGATGTCGGTATCCCAGATGCTGACCAGCTTGCCGTCGATGACCGTCACCGCGCTGCCGACTGTCCGGATGAACCGGCGGCAACAGCCGCAGTCGTGCTCCGTGCGCGTCCGGTAGACCGGGTTGCTGCCAGCCGGGAAGCTGGCCAGATAGGTGTTCCACAGCAGGTCCGTGTCCACCTTGGTGCGGTACAGCCCGCGCGTGCTCATGCGCAGCCACTGTTCGGAGACAGCCGCCCTGAACAGGCCGAAGCCGGTTTGCGGTGGAGTTGGATCGTTTGGCTTGGAAACTACCGTCCTGGCTGCAACAGCGCGACGGCCGACATGACTGATCATGCGTTCTATCCGGCCCCATAGAACCCCAGAGGCGCAGGGAGGAAAAAGACCCCTACCCCGCACAGGACAAACCTTGCCGCGGCGATAGGGGGTAGGTGCCCAAGGGACGAATCGAACGTCCTTCCCCCGCTATGTTCCGCAGCGGTGCTCTACCGGTGAGCTACTTAGGCATGGCGGTGTATAGCTTGTTGTGCCGTTGCAGTCAACAGCTATTTTTTACGGACGGTTTATGTCCGGCTCGACCGGACAGGCGCCCGACTCACACGCCAAAGCGTCCGCGTCATACCCCTCGCGCGCAACCGGCTGGGCGATCGACGCTATCAGCGCGTCGTACTCCTCGCGCGTGATCGGCTGTTCCGGGACGTAGCCGTATTGCCGTTCCGATGCCCGCCAGTCGTCCTGCGGCATCACCGCGCAGCAGCGCACCTTGGGCTGCCACTCCAGCACCGCCGCCATGAAGTCGAGATAGGACGTTTTCGACGCATCGTACTTCAGCGTATAGCTGACCTGATTGCCTGCTGCCGGTGCGCCCAGCCAGAACCGTTCCAGCAGACGCACCCATTTGTACTGGTCCTCAATCGAGGCCTCACCGGCAAGGGTGACGGCATCGCCCATCAGTTCGGCGATCGGCAGCCGGGTCGGGAAACCGACAACCTCGTGCCCGGCATACCGGTCACTGACGTCTTTCCACGGATAGCCGCGGGCTTTGAGATCCGCAAGGTCCGGATCGGTTTTGAGGTACATCGTCCAGCGCAGATAGTAGGCCAGGGCTGGCAGATGGGCCCCCTCGGTGACCATGCCG